ATAGTTTTAAACAGCCTGATAGATATTGGGCGCCTACAGTAAGGAAAGATGGTTCCAGCGTGGATATTGACAGCAGGTCTTGCAGTAATAATTCTGGGAACCGTGTACGGTATTCGCAACCAGATAAGCGATATGGCGAATCCTTCTGGATTGGGGCCCAAGGGGAAGCTCTGGTGGTATGTGGATGACAGTCAGGCGAACACGAAAGAATGGTTGAGCTTCGAGGACCGCGCAACACGCGAGCCGAATGCACCGTATCTGAAGCTCTGTTTGCGCCGTGCTCATCATCTGTGGTCTGCCGATTTCGATATTGTACCTATTGTGGGACGCCGAGCCGCTATAGCACATCTAGTGGGGAAGACACCTGTGCCGGAGGGTGCTGAATCGAGTGCATGTCCACCGGCACTCTGGATGGCCTGGTGCCAGAGCAGCTTTTTGGCACAGAAGGGCGGCTTGTGGCTGGATGGATCGGTCCTTCCGCTTGGATCTGGTTCCGGTCAGGAACTGACGAAGCGTCTGGTAGGGGCGACGGTCCTGACATTTGGTTCGGACCCCGATGAGGATTTGGTTGGATCAGAGGCCGCTGCTGGACGTTCTGCAGGATGGGCGGCTGTTCCCGGTCATCCGATGTGGAGCGGAATAGCGCGCGATACAGGTGACACGATCGCACGGGGTCCGCAGTCGTGGTCATCCTTCGAGGCGCGACGGGCGCTGCGTTTCCTATGGGACAAACACTGCAGTGGTGTGACTGCTATAGACCGCAAAGCGGAGGTATCGCGGGATCGCTTCGGTCGGCGACTCAATTATGAGGATCTGTTCGATGTATCAGAGTGGCCTACGGGCTCTACAGAGGGAGGACTATGGGTGCCGCTACCGTTTGGCCGCGATGGTCTGGAACGGGCTTCGCCGTGGCTGTGGTTCACGCGGCTCTCGGAACAACAGATCTTGGATTCGGATTTTGTTTGGTCAAGGTTAGCCCACTAACCGAGGTCGCTACTCGTAGCTAACCGAAGTCAGATATTTTATACTAATTATGTAGGGAATGATACTTGATAAGGGCGATATTGTTTATGCTAAGATATCAATGCCATTTGGTATATCGGGTTGGTTGGAAGGAGTATATATGGGAAAAAAAGAAGATGATACTCCTATTGTTTGGATAATACCTGGACCAGATGGTCTAACTCACGATTATGATGCTGTTAAGATTAAACCCTTTGTTGGCGATGATGTGCGACGTAATCAACTGCACGATCTGCGGGATGCAGAACTGGCACGTAGAGAACTTGCGGCGGGGCCTAATCATAGTGGAGGAGGAAAAAGGAAAAAATCGCGGAGACATTATAGAAATAAAAGAAAAAACAGGAAAACAAGGCGCCATTAACCCCTCAACAATAAATCAGTCATTACACTCATTCCAAATAAGTGTAATGACAGGGGGAGTTATTCAAAATCAATAACCAGACTAAAAGAACCAAACCAGAACCAAACCAGAACCAAACCAGACCCAAACCAGACGATCCATAAAACAAACTAACTCTATTCATTCCACTGTACTATTGTACCGTTTTTCTTTGATACAGCAGCGGAATCGAGTTTCATTTCTTTCAGAACCCAATGCGTTTTATGTGTTTCGATACAGAATCCATATGGCCTAATAAGTTGCCTTAAAAGAGCACAGGGATTCCGTAGACCAGACGCTGTTTCCAAAATTATTTTTTGATGACTCGGCCGAATATACGGCTGAAAGGACAAAATATCCTCTATATCCACCGTTTTCCAATCAGACCACGTAATTTCAGGCTGAAATGGATTACCTGTGGCCATAACAAATAGCTCACAAATATCAGACATCAGGGGTAACTCCCTGAACTGTGCGAATGCCATTCCAACTCGGATCTTCCTAACAAGTTTACAATTTTCTCTTTACGTCGGGAGAGTTTTTAAAAATAGAAGGGTTCTGCCAAAGTCTCGGACGAGGCCTTACCTCTTTAGAGAAGAGGTTCGGCAAGTGTCGGAGACGCTTGACGTATCCTGAGTGTTTACACAAGGGATTCGGCCAAAGTCTCGGATGAGGCCTTACCTCTTCAGAGAAGAGGTTCGGCCAAAGTCTCGGACGAGGCCTTACCCAAGGGGTTCGGCCAAAGTCTCGGATGAGGCCTTACCGGAGAGAACAGCCACGAGATCCAACGTTGTCATCCGATTCAGAATCTGAAAAATATGTCCCTCCGCACAACATTGTAGCACATATTGTAAGTCCGAATTGAGTTCCTCATTATAGACACGAACCACCATTTCGAGCATCGCAATACAGTCCTCAAAACTGTAGCCCTTGCTCCAAAGAGCCAGAACCGATTCCGTTATAGTACTGATATCGCGATGTATGATGGCGGTCTGAAGTCGCAGAAGTTGAGTGACCGGTGGCGCATTCACGAGCATCTGTATTTCCGCCGTTGTCGACCGTCCCGTAATTCTGAGGGCCCTACAAATAAGCGTGAATTGTCGTGCGTTACCCTGACAGAGTCCCGCTATAAGTCCGCTGGCCTCTTCGGTCAGCGATATCGACGGTGCCTCTTTCTTTAGAATTGCGGCCCCGTGTTTGGGATCCGCAAGATCCACCGGACCACAACGGAGCATCACACAACGACTCTGGATCGGTTCAATGAAGTGTTCGCAGGTGAGAGCTACGAAACAGAACCGTGTCTGGTGTGCGTGGAGTTCGAGAATACGACGGAGCGCCTGTTGGGTGACCGCGGGTAGATTATCGGCATCGTCGAGGAGCACCCAGGCTATTGTATCCGGCACAGGACGAACACGACGAACAAATTCGGTCAGACGTTGACGAATCGCTGCGATGCCGCGGTCATCCGCGGAACTCAGACGGAGGGTCATCGTGGCCTGGTGAGCTGGGTTGGTGACGCCCTGACTCTGGAGATGTTCGGTGATCCAGGCATTCGCCAACATTGTCTTGCCGACTCCCGATGGGCCACACAAGATAAAATGCGGTGGATCTTTGATACGGGCTCTCAAGAATTCAATCGTTTCTTCTTGGCCTAACACTGCGTCCATCCTTGGATAGTTGTAAGGATAGTCAGTTTAGATGTGGGTCTTATGGTTTCAAATATCGATTCAGTACTTTTATAGGTGAATTAACGGGCGAATTATTCGCCGTAAGCTTGATTAACATATCTATAAATGCGTCTTTATCGGCGCTTGTCATACTATTGGAACGCGTGCTTTGACTATGGAGAAGAGCTTTCAGCTTTGCTAGATCCTCCTTTTTGTGATAGGTTCTATACTGTTTGGCCAAGGCTGCCACGCGATTGATTAGTTTTCTGTCTTTGCTATGTTTGGCGATCTGTATAACAGTATTACGGAATGAACGTGTTCGCCTTCTTGATGATGACGGGGAGACATACAAAGAGGGAGTACTAGGACTTAGCGATAATGTTCGTCTTTTCCGTGTCGACATCTATTATATGGCGGCATTTTGCTGGAGTCTAAATAGCACGGGCGTTCACACGTAATAAATGGCGGATTTGTATGGGCTTCTCAAACTTCAGAAGAACGCTTCAATCGATGAAGTCAAAAAGGCTTATCGGAAAGAGGCGCTCGTCAAACATCCGGACCGCGGTGGCAATAAGGAAGAGTTTCAGAAGATGCAGGCAGCATATGAGGTGTTGTCGGATCCGGATAAGCGCGCCCATTACGATGCCACTGGACAGGTGCCGCAGGAAGGTGGTGGACCTGGTTTTGGTGGTTCCGGCTTTCCTGGTGGAATGCCGGATCTGGCCGCTATGTTCGGTGGAATGTTTAATGGAGGCGGCTTTGGAGGTCCTGGAATACCGTTTCCTTTTTTTAATGGAGGTGGACCTGGCTTTCCTGGAGGTCCTAGTGGACCCTTAAAGGCTGCGCGGGGGCCTAACAAAATCCACGAGATAGGTCTCAGTCTTTCCGACATCTATCACGGCAAGAAGTTTACGCTCAATATGAAACGGGAGACTCTCTGCGGCCGTTGTTCCGGACGCGGTGGAACACGTGTAGAGAACTGCGGGACCTGTGGTGGTAAGGGCTTCCGTATGCGGGCAATGCAGATGGGACCGATTATGACTATGTCGCAGGAAGCGTGTGGTGCGTGTGGTCAATCGGGTCAGAAAGTCCTGGATGAATGCGTCGATTGCCGTGGCAAGAAGACACTGGAACGCGAATCAGTTCTCGATGTACACGTGGAGCCCGGTATGCAGGATGGTGACCGGATTACTTTTGTCGGACAATGTTCGGAGTCACCGCAGTTTGAGAAGCCAGGTGATGTGATTCTCGTTGTGCGGATCACAGAATCAGAGGATTGGATCCGTCGGGAAGCGGATCTTGTATATACCGTGGAGTTCAGTCTTGCCGAAATGCTTCTGGGCTGGAAACGCACCGTGTTGGGACATCCTTCAGGAAAAGCGCTGGACTTGGCATATACGGAGGGTCCTCTCCGTGAGGGTGAGGTTCTCGTGTTTAAAGATCTGGGGATGCCGAACAGGGCGGGTGGTAAAGGCGTGTTGCGACTGGTGTGTCGCACGGCCACGGAACAGAGCAGATTGTCGGACGAACAACGATCTGCTCTGAAGTTGATATGGCCGGAGTGGTCAGAAGTTGTCGTGGGTGAGGACACTAATATCCCTGTGCGCCACGGTTCTGAGAGTACAGCGAATTAACGGAGCCTTCGCTAGCGAACTGTTCGTTCACGCCAGGGAGCTTGTAGCCGAACGAATACGGCGCATTGAACGGGGCGTTGCCACCACGCTGGTTCCTTTGACGACGGCTTTTCTTATTTTTGCGCCGGTAACGGCGGCCGCCATTGAGCTTATAGGTGTAGGGATCACCGAAGGGAGCGCTGCCACCGACCAGAATGTTCTCACCGACTTTAACGACATTGTTAGCCGGTACGACCGGATCTGAGGGGGCAGGGGCGTTATTCAATGGGACATTTTCAAAACCAGGGTAAGTGGGATTGCCGTTGCCGCTGCCATTGCCGTTGCGCTGTCGGTAGCGACCACCGCCCTGGCGCGGGATCAAGCCAGGAAGATCGGAAATATAGCGATCCAGAGGAGCGACCTGGGCAGCGGCGCGGGCGGCGCCGGCGAGTGCCTCATAGGGCGCATCAAACGGAGCGGCACCACCACGCTGATTTCTCCTATGACGGCTCTGACGACGGCTCTTCCGTTGCTTGCGGCTCTGTCTCTGTTGCTTGCGGCTGCGGCCCTGCTTAACCATTCTACTTATCACGGCGGTTTTTATCAGCAAAATACTGTTATGCGAATCCAAAAACAAATCGCATTACACTATTTTAAATTTCGGGGTGTCTTACATATTCGCGCTGCTGATCTCCTTCTTCTTGATAGAGCCGCTCACAATGTAGACCGAATTCTCCGTCACAATGATGTAGTCATCCTTGGCCTTGAACATCTTCTTGACGGGACTCGTGTACTCCTCGGGATTCTTTACGAGGATGCGCTCCTTCGTATCCTTGTCCTCGCCAAGGAAGGCCGGGCCGCCCGCCTTGGTCTCGGCATAGTAATCGAACATCAGAGGCTTATCCTGCTCTATCGCGATTTTAGCCGCGTGTGCGAGCACCTTCTCATTGGGAACCTCGACAACAGGAGTCGCAACAACAGGAGTCGGTGTGCTCATATTCTGACAGACGCACCGGGATGTTTATACAGCCGGTAACCGCAGTTACGGCTTGTTGGCTCAAGACGTTCACGAGTTTACGAGGCGTACAATGTTCCGCGGACTGGCACGCATCTTTTGCCGAAGGATCCCTTCCGTTGAACTCGGAGGGATCACTTGTTTCTTGATCCGGATCGAAGGCTCGAGTACCGGAGTATCACTTCGTAGAACCGTTGCGGAATATGTTTCCAGAACACCGTTGATGAAATTATAGGCATCGTGGAGCTGTTCGGGATGTTTGGCACCGGTAATTATAATACTGCCCGTTCGGAAGGGAGATATCGTGATTTTCTTACATTGACCGATCCCATAGCCGGATCCGGAGCCATCACAGGGCGTGGGACAGACACAGATCCCAATTGGAGCGGCCGCCGGACGAACTTTGTTCCAGAAGAATTTCGTATTTACACCTTGATATATTGTGGGCTCGAATGAGCTCCAGAGACCATATTTTTCGACTAGGATTTTATAGAGTTGATCGCGCCGGATGGCACGACCGATTGTGTAATCTGAATTCATCATACAAATGTCGAATTTCATTATGTATGGTTTTGGCTCTTTTGGTTCTGTTGGTTCTTCTATATGAGTTATAGTATCTGGTGTTTCGGCTGCGCCTACGTTACCGCCGTCACGGTCGCTTATAGTCGGTCGAATTGACTTGTCCGTTTCTCCTGCGTCGTCACTACCAATGTCATTCTCGTTCACAGTTGTTGACGCTTTCGTTTCACTCAAGCTGTCACAATCTAGCGCTCCCGTTGACGTAATCGTTTCGGCTGCGCCTACACTCTTACCGTCACGGTCGCTTATAGTCGGTCGAATTGACTTGTCCGTTCCTCCTGCGTCGTCACTACCAATGTCATTCGCCCTTATCCAAATCCCTTTACCAAAGTTCATTTCGATCATCCGGATCAGCGAAGCCCGTGCCATCGCCTCCGAAGAAATCCCCGTCATCTGAAATCCACCATTTTTGAATAATTTAATGTTCGTCTCCTTGTAAGATCCATCAAACAGAAGCCTGAAGACCAGCGACGACTGATTAAAGAACCGCTTCTTTGCTTTCGTCGATGTATGCAGAATATCGTCAGTACAAACACCCTTACATAAATCTCCGTATTGTATCTTAACTATTCCTTCGCCCACCCACCAATATGGAATAAACGAACATCGTTCATATAGACGTGTTAGATCAGGCATATATCCAAGGTGCCCTGTCACCGTCATTGTACTGATTCTCAGGGGGGAGGGATTCATCGTTGTGTTTAAGTGGGGTCGCCGCCTTTAGGTCGTCATTTTTACTGAATTGCTTCTGCTTAAGCATCTGCGATGCTTGAAGCTACGCTAATCACTTCGCTTAAGCATCTCTGATGCTTGAAGCTAAAGCATCTGCGATGCTGGTCCAAGCATCAACAATCTTGGTCGGGCTAGTGTTGGACCTACATTGAACCACAATGTTTAGCCATTTGTCCCAGACTTCTTTGCCTACCGCAGCAGCGATGCCCATCGAATAACAGAAAACCAGCACGTGTCGCAACAAAATCCAGAGCGGTACCATCTGTAGACCATCATCCCAAACAATATGGACAGACGCCGGCGGTGAATTCAGGAGTCGCTGGAACCACGGCAACCAGATATTCGGATTCTCATCGTGTTGGGCCCTCTGTAAGAAAGAACGCATATCGCCACGATTCAGAAGACACGCCAACGGTGACGGCAACGGCGTAGTTTTCCCCTCTTTCTGTTGAATATTCGCCAAGAGTCCGTGGATCTGCATACTCGTTAGATGGCCACAGAACAAGGAAAGTGCTCTGGATCGGACTAGAGGAACAATGCGACTCAGCGTATTACACAAGAAGATGAAGAGTGGCATAGGCGCATCGGGAACAATAGGAGCGTCCATTAGTGCGCGGAGTGTCAGTTGCGCCGGTTCCGTCATTGTTTCCACTTCGTCGAATATGACGATTTTGCGACTAACACCGATCCACGACGTTCGCAAGAATTCGCGTATACGATCACGGACCGTTTCCATTGTTCGTTCGTCGCTGGCGTTCAGATACATTGACGCGGCACCCGTTGGAACATCGGGATACATATCCGTGGCGAAGGCGATGGCCAACGTCGTCTTACCGGTGCCAGGGGGTCCGTGAAGAATCAGATGCGGTGTCGTAGCTACACCGCCGTTCACGAGACTAATGAGAAATTGCTTGAGAGTATCTTGGCCGGTAACATCCGCCAGATGCCGCGGCCTGTATTGCTCTGTCCAGAGCGCGGCATTCATCCCTTAGCGGGATTCCCGCTGTTGGGTTTAGATTGGATCCTTGCATTTGTGCGTAGTTGGACCTAAACGCGGCTGCCTGTTAGTCTATATAATGGAGTCGTCATCTAAGTCAAAGAGGGCCCCGCGTACTAAGAAGGCACCGGTTGTTGCTGCGGATTCGGTTGTGAGTGCGTTTGGCGGTGAGATTGTTGTTGTTTCTACGGTCGCTAAGACATCCGACCCAGTCGCTACTGTGACTAACGCTAAGACATCCAACCCAGTCGCTACTGCGACTAACGCTAATCCAGCGATCTTCATCGAAGAGGTCGATGAACCCATCGTTCCAACACCCAAGGCCAAGAAGTCCACCAAACGTAAACCCGCCGTTGTTGCCTCCGTAACTCCTGAGGGAATTCAAGGCTCACTAGTGACAGAGCAGCGTCCCCTCATCGCTCATCTGCCCATACACATCAGTGATATCGACAATGACCTGTTTGCCCCCACGCCTTCGGCAATCGTTGATACTCCCGTTCAGCCGATACCCTATGATTCCGAGGAGCTGCTGGCAATTTTCGGTCAAGAAAAGGTGGTAACTCCCGTGATTCCCACACCTGAGACAGTAGATCACGTTGCCCGTCCAATGCTGCCTCTCCATTATTCGGAACGTCTGATGGTCCGTTTCCAGGATGCCAATCGCGAACAGCGTCTGCCCGATTCGACCGATGTGGCCTGTTTCTGGGATTGTCAGCCCTTTAAGGGACAGCCGTGTGTGATCCCCGTCGGCATTGAGGAGGGCATCTGGCGGGTTCAGGGGAATTTCTGCTGCCCTGAGTGCGCCGCGGCATTTCTGTTCAATGAGCGTCTTGACTTACACGTCCAATGGGAGCGGTATGCGTTGCTGAATCGTCTGTACGCAGGAGGCGGTGATCCTGTTCGGCTGGCACCGGCGAGATCGACGCTCCGTTTGTTCGGAGGTGCCCTAGATGTTTCGGACTTCCGTGCTATTGTGGGAGACCGGCGAATGCGTGTTGATGTGATGACGCCGCCGATGATTTCCATTATTCAGGTGATGGATACTAAGCCGATCGATTTCTACGATGCATCAATGAAGAATACATTCATTCCGTGGGAAATGGACAGAATGAATCGGCCGGGTGCTCAGGGGCTCCGACTGCGACGGACGAAGCCGGTCGCTGAGAAAGAGTCCACTCTTGAGTTTTGCATGGGTATTGTGGCATGACCAGTTGTAAGGACTGACGCAAAGCGGAAGGACTGAAAACGTCAATGCCGCAATGACGTATAGTTGCTTGACTACGGTAAGGAACGTAACGAAGTGAAGAGACTGGACGTGTCAAAGCAACAATAAAGCATGACAAGCGAAGCGCGTCTGCCGTAACGTTACGTAAAAATTATGAGTAGTAATTAAGATGTCCGCTTCTGGAGGTGCTGGTGCTGGATCAGCGTCTTCTGTTTCACCATTGATCGCGCCCGATGGTAGAACAGTATATGCTTTTTACGGACACGGCGCCGTTGCGGTTAGTCCTAATTTTCATGTAAAAACTGTCAAGCTTCCTAGAAATGTAATTGTTGTTAGTTTTGGAGATGTATGTAACGATAATGATCACTTATTACATGAAGGGTTTAGTAAACTCGCAAAAGATGGAGCTAAAAATCATTATCTATTGAATCCTATGGATTTTGGACCATCAATAATTGCCGAGCTTTCTAAATATGACGTAACATTCACGGGTTTATCTCTTCAAATTGCTAGAGGTGATATGGGTCAGTCTACTCCTGCTTTCTTAGGTGTTCCATTTACTACTTTTAACAGTAATACTAAAGATCCCGCTTATAAAAATAAAGTATTCAGATCAGGGGTGTATCAGTTACCACAATTAGCTAGAAACCCTAATATAATTGATATAGCCGAAGGTGCCCGTGTTAGCTGGGAAGATATTAGAACATTATTTACATACGCTAATTTACCAAATTTAGATGGTATTACCGACAGGAGTGCTGCAACATTGGAGCAATGGTATTTGCGATTTGTTAAAAAAGCGATGATAACGCTTGAAGATTTTTTTCGTATAGCCGCTGGAGATCCATCTAAATATCATATTTTTTATATACTTGCTTGCAGAAGTGCCATTATGCCTGATGGTTGTCCACTTAGTGCAAAAAAAATTAAATCCATACAAGACGCCGCAAAGATAGCCGAAATAGAAGGGACCTTACAAGCAGTGCGTGAAGGTGAAGATGGTGGTGCTATGCCTCTTGGTGTACCTGAACCACCTAGAAAAAAACCGGGTACCTGCGTAATGCTCGGTGGATCCCGTAAATTAAAACGCAAACACAAACATCGGAAATATAAGAACAGGAGAACCAGACATAAAAGAAGGATATAGGAACACAAACCAAAACTTGACACATATGCGCCAAAGCATACGTGTTAAGTACGATGTCCGCACAGAAGAGATATACCACACTCTTGAAGAATACTATGTCCATTTACGCGGCGACTACGGAGGCACGGGCACAATTGCTCCACACAGGTCTCAATGAGATTGTTGCGGGAATTTCTCCGAATAGTCCAGCGGACTGGTCTACCGTTCATTCGGATTCGGCTATGCTTCTGAGTGTTTGGACTACAAAGGAGGAAAATGAGGCAGCGTATGCGGTTCGGCATCAACTTCTTGCGTTTCTGGAGGCACAGGCGCACGTACAGGTCCAAGTAGGTCCGACACCATCTCTTCAAATCTCGGATCCTCCGACAGATAAGATCCTTCACATCAAGGAATATCCAAGTGATGATGATGTTGAGATTGAGGAGGAGGAAGAACAGGTCAAACAAGTCAAAGTTGTTGTTACGAAGGCTGACCCTGTTCCTGCTCCTGTAAAGAAGACTGTGGTCGAAGAAGAGGAAGAGGAGGAAGAAGAGGAGGTTGAAGAGGAGGTTGAAGAGGAGGTTGAAGAGGAGGTTGAAGAGGAGGTCGAAGAGGAAGAGGTTGAAGAGGAGGTCGAAGAGGAAGAGGTCGAAGAAGAAGAGGAGGCAGAGGAAGAGGAGGAGGATGGGCTCGAAGTGGAGCCATATGCTTACCGCGGTCGTAAATACTGGCGTGATTCCAACGGACAGGTGTATGAAAATCTGCCTGGCGATGAGGTTGGCGAACACATCGGCGATATTGTCAATGACAAGCTCCAATTCTTGTGATCTGTGATTCCAATAAAATAGCCCTCCTAAAATAGAATGGAGGTCAAACTCTGCCAACCCGCATCCATTATTCTTTTGGTCAGCGTCGCCGGTATCCTCTACCATTTTTTGGTCGGTGATTTCCTCGGTGTTCTCTACTGGGTCTCCGTCGCGATCCTCGGCACCGGCGTCTTCCAGGCTCTCTGCCACATCGGGTTCGAACCGATTGCCTGGATATTTATGGCCATTCCGGTGCTCCTTGTCTGCTTCTTTCTGGCCGTTGCGCTGTTCGCTAGCAGTATGCGAATCAACAATATTCGCAAAGTTCCTTGCAGCCGATGCCACAAACACGGATGTGACGGTGGGTGTGCCCACGAACAAAAGAAGCCGCGCTGTAATAAGACCCGATGCGATCACTGCAACGGTTGCGGATGTAATCGGTGTATGCCACAAAATACGTGTTCTAATGTAGAGGATGGATGCAGCAAGTAAGGCTCTTTGTTGGGCAAAATACACTTTAGATAATTTTATTGTAAAAGAACGTGCTTCGAGGATTGGTAAACCGCCCAAAACAAAAATACAATTGTTAGTTGATAGTATTGACTTGGATACACTTCGTTATATTGCATCACAACATACAGGTGAATGTTTCTGGGATACAGTACAGAATATTTTTATGTTTGCGGATGGATTTCGACAAATAAACGCTGCTTTTGCGAAATATCTATTTACTAACTTTCCAAAAGAGTTGTTAAATAATCCTAGCGGCTATATTATTAAGAAGGAGATAACTGGACATTATAAGATTAGACACGATCTTAATTATACAAAATTTAATTATTATAATAATTTTCTTGCTAATACATTTCGCAGATATATACTTATAAAATTAGCAGAAAAAAATACGCCAATCAAGGATATTGAAACAGTTATAGATGAACCACTTGTTCTGAATAATCCAGATATAACTGTAAAACCACCACTAGGACGCAATCCCAGCATTAATCTACAAGCTGGTATACTCATTACTCAAATAGGAGATATGTGTTTAAAAGATGACATTAGTCGTGTTAAAATTGTAGAAGACATGATTTCTATACCACTCTTCAAAGAAAAATTTACAGTAATAAGTACAGACCTCAATGATGCTAATTTTGATAAACAGTATAAAGGAGAGAAATATGAGAATAACGAATTAATCGCCGTATTTATGGGATTTTCAAAAGAGGAAGGAGGAGGAAAGGGGCACACAATAGGGATCATACGCTATAATAATAAATATTTTATCGTTGATAATAACAATGGATTAGCAATTCCAATTAATACTATTGATAAATTTAATGGAATAAACTTTTCTTTAATACATTCTAATAACAATTTTATTTATAAGTTTGGTAAAACAATTATTTATACGCATGCTACTGGAATACCGTTTACAAAACCAGAAACTTATACACAACACCGTGCCAGCTATATTTATTATAATCCCACTGTGTAAGAACCTACGGTGTTGGTCTAGAGAAATCCACATCAAATAAATCAAATACATCAGACGCAAACGGTGTATGCCACAAAATGCTTGTTCTAGATTAGAGGATGGATCCGGCTGTTAAATATGCTCTTTGTTGGGCAAAATATACTATGGATGAGCTTATTGCGGAAGAAGGATTTTCGTGTACCAAATTACCAAATATTTCACTAAAACGCAATGATGTCATAGGTCGTCCTCCTCCTAAAAAACAAACTTTAGATATTGATCCTGAGAAACTCCATTATATTGCGTCGCAACACGTCGGTGAATGTTATTGGGACACATTTCAGAATATTTTGATGTTCGCCGATGGATATCGCGATGTAAATGTTAAATTTATTATGGATGATTATAGTGAAAATCCTAGAGATTTATATCCTGTTCCTTATGAAACAGATACTTTTAAGGCAAAAATAGGCAAATTCTATGGTACAACTGACAAGAATTTAATTAATTTTTTGGCTGGAACATTTTTGCGATATATCAATATAAAATTATTAGAGAAAAAAGAAGCAGTACCTACACTACAACGTGCTCCTAGTTTAAATTTAAAGAAGGGTATAAAGCTTAAAGAAATTGGCAACAAAATTTGTCCAACATTTTGGAATCGTTGGGAGGTACAAGATCCTATTAAACTATACAATATGATTAAAAATATGAAACCATTTAAAGATATAATTATTTTACATAATAAAGAATACAAAGGAGTTGAATATAGAGAAGGTGAAAATAAATTTAAACTAATTGGTGTTCATATAAATGTACTACCGAACGATGGAACAGTTGGACACGCATTAGGGATTATTCGTTTCAAAGATAAATTTTATTTACTGGATAATCATTTAGGATACGCTGTTGATATTAACAAATATATCATAGCATTTACTGGATATAATTTTGTAATGAAATTTGTGCTTACCTCAACAATATATTCATTTGATACTGAAGAAATATTTATTGCAAAAGGCCAACCATTCACCAGAGTTAAGACATTTTCTCAGGCTGATAAAGGTGATCAAATATTTCTATATATGCGAACCTAAGAAATATGTGCGATTATCTAGTCAAGATGCAAGTCGCAGCACTTATTCAAAACGTTTTTGAGAAGGCTTATTCTTGGGCAAATTACACCCGTCTTCATTATGTTTTGCCGTTTGTTTCCTGTGGTGGGCGATCAATGCATCTCCTTTGTGGCGGACAATGGATAGATACGTCGGTGCGCGTTCCTATAGAAGAAATTCTCTACACTTATGATGCAGAGAAACACGTTATTGGCTCTGTCTCTGACTCTCAGAATAAGAGGTGGCCCTGGCTCTCCGTTGTGACGCGGTACGGTGTTGATATTTCCGAATTCTTCTCTAGTCTGCGTGTGCCCGCTGAACATACATTGACGTCGGCAAATGTGCTAATGCTCTACGCTCATCAAAAAGGCGTGCTCTATACACGGGATCTAGAAGTGACGGGGCGTGACGGTTCTAGCATTATTTTGTAGAGTCGTCGTGTTTGGCTAGTCGTGTTTGTTGACACCATCACTCTCTTCGTTCGTTCTGGTTGGTCACAAACACTTTACATACGTTGATCCGTATGGCAGCGATAAATAATCTCCGCCTCCTTCACGTCTTCGTGCAGGAGCTCGAGATCACTCGGCTTACCAAACGCCTTTGCGTTCAAATTCCAGATTTTAATAATACAGAATCCCTTCTTCGGACTGATTGTTACTCCCACGATTTCATTCGTGGCATCCTTGGCGGCGGCGGCTAGCGCAGCGGCGGCCACGTAGCGCGTAAAGACTTCGATTGCCGATCGACGCGGAACCTTCAAACAATATGATCCGCCACGGATGTTTGCCTTGTTTTCCCAGAGCGGTGAGATATCGCCACGCATTATGCGCAGTAGTCCATTCGTGGTCTTATGCGGACCAAGCTCCCGTAGAACTGCGCCAAGAGCCTCCCAACTCGTACATCTCTGGAGAAGCTTGTAAGAGGCCGCCGTCCAGAGCGTGTCCTCTGGCTCGTGAAAGTAGGCCGTCCACGATCCAGTGGGAATTGCGTGAGTGGCCGGTGCGGCAGCTATCGCTGGAGCCGCTGCCGCCGCCGCGAAAGAACGAACAGAAGTAGAACTAGAACCAGAAGTAGAACCAGAACCAGAACCAGAACCAGAACCAGACACAGACATCATAGGTTTGCTTGTCATCGTACGTTTTAGGCTGCTGCCGGCTTAACCTGTCATGTTTTTTGCCAATCATAAAACAGAGAGAAGAAACCAGATGACTTGGGAACACTCAGAAGAAACACTACTGGCCGGAATCGGCGATCGCTGTAACGGTTTCCAATGGCTCCATACCAAATCCCAACGTTACTACGAAATCTGGAATGTTTGCCTAACCATTCCTAGTATCATTCTGTCAGCCGTGACAGGTTCAATGACCATCGGACTCACCAGCCTTTTCTCCCAGGGTGATCAGACGGCGGCAACAACTGTTCTGGGTGCGGTCACAATCGGCTCTGGGATACTAACAACCATCAATCAATATATGAAAACATCGTCACTTGCAGAGGCCCATCGCGCCGCCGCTCTTGCCTACGGAAAACTCTACCGTCTAATACTCACAGAACTTTCGCTCCGACGGGATCAGCGAACAGACGTAAAACCGTTTCTCAAAATGGTGCGCGCTGAACAGGATCGCCTTCAAGATATGAGCCCCACCATTTCCGCGTGTATTATCGCGCAGTTTAACGCCGCGTTTAAGGGCAACGCGTTATTAGAGAAGCCGGAAATCACCGGTGATCTCGATCATATCGTGATCTCTATGGAAACACCATTGCTTTCGCCTGGATCTAGTCTGAGTCCGAGTCCAGATTCGCTGGCGCTGTCAATCTAAAAGCGGCTGCGAATACGAACAGTAATGTTAACGATCATCACTCCGTGTTCGCGACAGGAGAACTTGCGTGAGATTCTCAAAAGTATCCAGTTGGATAAGGCCACCTGGATTATCGTCTACGATACTTCGAAAGACCGGTCCTATCCACGACTGTTTGCCGATGAACCGCGGATCCGCGAAGTTGACTGTAGTGATGTCGGTCGCGTCGGTCACCCTCAACGGAATTACGGAGCATCACTTGTCTCGGACGGACTCATCTATTTCCTCGATGATGACAACATTGTCCATCCGCATTTTTGGGACCTCGTTGGCACGTTTGAGACCGACAAGTTCTACACGTTCGACCAACGGTTCTTCATACCAGATGACTTTCGTAAAGCTACGAATTTTGTCTTCAAAGGAGCGGAACCCGTGGTCCGCAAGATCGATACGGCGATGTTTGTCGTCCCAAAAACAATGTGGTTCCCTTGGACCCCCGATCGCTACGATGCCGATGGACTCTTTATTCAAGAAGTGGCTCGGCGGAATCCGGGCACGCATTGCTATATCTCTGAGGTCGCTGCATTCTACAACCACGTGACCGATTCGGTGAAGCCTGCTCACTCAGGCCTTCAGAACGTGTTCTTCATTTCGGATGTGGAGCCGCCATTCTATCCGCTGATCGACAAACATTATACCTGGATCCCCGTGTTAGGCGCACTGTCATTCGAACGTCTCTCGGAACTCCATCACAAATACAAACCGATGGCCTTCTTCACATATGCGTGTAGTTCTACTGCGACCCTGAACAAGACTTTCCAACTCCGCAAACGCTGGATCCATCTGAAAGAACTGCCACGGGATCTCGATGTCTGCCCCGTGATTTTCGGCTCAATTTTTCCGGGAGCGCACCGCTACGATGCTCATTGGCCTCTGATGTCTGTGATTACGACTACCTTCAATAGCGGTCACAAGATTCTGCGACCCTGGCGGAGTCTGATGGCCCAAACATATCAGGACTGGGAATGGATTATCTGGGATGACTCCAAAGACGATGTGACGTACAAACAGTTGCTCAACCTACAGAAGCGGGATCTGCGCATCCGCGTCTTCAAAGCGCCGGCGCATTCCGGCTACATCGGCGAAATGAAGCGACTTGCCGGCTCGTTGGTCCAGGGCGAATTCGTCATAGAAATAGATCACGATGATGATTTCCATCCGGACCTGTTTCGATGGATCCGTGAGGCCGGCGTCGCCCATCCAGATGCCGGTTTCTTCTACACGGATTGCGCAGAACTTACAGAGGATACCTACGAACCGGCCATCTACGGCGAGTTCTTCGGAATGGGTTACGAAATGCACGTATTCAATTGGTCGCCGTTCCATAAATGCTATATTCCTTCGGTGAACGCCGCGGCGCCCAACGGTGCCACTCTCAGTCACATTGTCGGTGTTCCTAATCACGTGCGGGTATGGCGTACTGCCGTCTACGATCGCGTCGGTCGTCATAATCCGCAACTTTCCGTGGCAGATGATTACGATTTGATTCTACGAACGTATTTGGAGGCGCCGTTCTGCCATATCCGGGCCTGCGGCTATTATCAGTATAGGAATCGCGACGGCAATTTCACGTTTCATCGGAATTCGTTGATCCAACATAATGTCGCACATATTTATCAGCATTATAAAGGACGGCTACCGGAGCGTGACTGCTCGGTGCCGCTCAAGGAGCAATGGCGCGTCGATGCGCGGCGGTATCCTGTCACACATAAGACGTGGGTGCCACCGGAACTCGTCGTCGATGTCACTATTGGAATGATGAATCCTTGCCTGGCAGAGGTGGAGGCAGAGGCCGCCGCTCAGAGAGCCGCCGGCAAACGCTTCCATATATTCGTGGTGGGACCGCTTCCGGAAATTGCGGATGACCTGAAGCCGTTCGTATCGTGGTGGAATTTTAAATCTACTGATCCCGCTGAGAGACGGGAATTTGTTACGAGGTTCTTACATATTAGCGGCGAACTCGTGTTCCGCTAGGCGAAGATACATTCGCCTTTGCTCAACAAACGGCGTTTATCTAGCGGCTGGGCAGTGGTCACATCGTAGATACGATCGTGCGGAGCACTGAGGGCCGCTACGCGCCCGTAGTTCGAATTCGTCGAAATATAGAGCTCCGTTGTTCGCTGACTCAAAATGTAGTTATCTGCAAACACTTTGCTGATATCTTCATTAATGGCGGGACGATCAATATGTTGGATCACGTCATCAATATATAGCACCTTGTCGAATACATGGCGGGCCTCTTCCAGAATTCCGGTGTAGTCACTTGTCACAAACACGGCATAATCCAGATATTGTGTAAGAGAGTTTTTGATCTGTGTTAGATACTTGTGAATATGATCACGGGCGCCCGTATTGTACCATTCTCCTTTGTTGGTCGCCATAAAACAGTCGCCGCAGCGGATCTGGATTCCAACAATAGTCTGATGACCGGCTACACACTTATCGACTTTGTCTAGGAGAAGGCGTGTTGGTTCCAGGGTAGTCTTATAGAGAGCTCGGTAGGTCGCGAAGATCGCGTTGAAATACGTGTCAGCGTCTTTAAAACGGTATTGGGCAATTTCTTGATTCAGGAAGAATTTCGTGATCGGGTCCGGAAATGGATTGGGTGCGGTCATCAGATGTTCTTTTATACGAAGCTGATTGTCTATTAAATTGTTTTCAATTGTGTCTTCGTTTGGATTATTGAAGGCCGCATACTCGAAAAACGGTGTTATGTCTTCTTTTTCCCAGAGAATTCGAAACTCTTGACCGAGTTCAGCCGCTATTATCTGAACCGCAATGAGACCGACAATACGGTCGCCGTAGCCTCCTAGTAATCGGTTCTTCCCAAAACAGATTACAAGCATTTGATTTGTTAGGCTTCTGCGACTTTTAGTTTAGGTTGACTACGCGCAGCGTTTTAGGTTGACTCTGCTTGTTTAGTCAGGGCTGGCGCGAGTGCCAATTTGATTTCTCCCAAGCCCGCGACGTTGTATTCGACGATGATCGGATAATCGTTCTTCAGATACAGTGAGATGTCCGAACACAACGACGTGCACTTCGTGAACAGGATCAAATGCTTCAAAAAGAAGTTGCCCTGGACAATATCCGTGGCCGACTTCGATTGTGTTAAGCCGTTCTGACCAATGCTGAAGATAGTTTCTTGTTCGGCGTAGTCGCCCTTACACCGGAATACGAGCTCCTGACTCGCCGATTGAATCTCCACCACCTCTCCCAGGCTATGCATGTCCCGAATAATCTTCTGGAAATCCGTAGACGGCATCGTAATAATACTCTGGAACTGGACCGCGGGAATGGCAATGGGACGAACATCGAGCTCAATCAGATTCAACGCGAAGTGCGTGACCATCTGCTTCTCACCGTTCATAATCTCGATTCCCAGCTTCGTCGTGTCGGACTTCCGCATAAATAGAACGATGCTCTCATTGTTGCTCATTGTCTTTACGAGCTTGTAGAAGTTGATCATATTCAGCCCGAGGACGTGCTTCTGGGGACAGTGGAACTCGTCGAACCGGTCGGCCTGAAGACGCAGATGTACCAGGATCGTGTGGGTTCCGTCCATTGCCATAATCTTGAGTCCGGTGCTGTCGAATTCCAGGTTCGCATCCGTCAGGATGTCCTTGATTGCCTCGATCAATGTACGGAAGGGGGCGGCCTTTACGGTGCGGATGCGAAAAAGCATGTCCGGAGACTCCATTCTATCTGAAGGAACCGGGTTCGCGTTTAAGCTCGGGACGTAGTGGCCAAGGTTGGTTTGGTTTTATGGATTCTGGTTCCCGGTATCGGTCCTTTAGCGTCTCTTGTGTTTGCGTGTCTTCTTTTGGCTCTTCTCGTTCGACATCATTCGGTAGCCCATATATCCTGCCATAGGAAGCAGTCGCGCACCGTTCTCGGCAAAGGCGCCCATCACGGAAGGACTGAAGCCACCTGCTTGTGTTTGTGTAAGAGGTGCCCGAATGAAGTTGCCCTCTGTGGGAAACACAGGCTGATCACCTGTGGGATAGGCAAATGTCCCGGCGAACTGGGCACCGGCCTGGTGGAATCCGAGCGGCATACTCGTTGCGAAGCCACCACGCTGGTTTTTGCTCTTTCTCTGGCTCTTTCTCTGGCTCTTTCTCTGGCTCTTTCTCTGGCTTCTCTGGCTCTTTCTCTGGCTTCGCCGGTGCATCTTACTTAACGCGGCGATTTTCTGTGTATCGGCCACGCTACACTGATCTCCCCGGTCTTTGGCCTTGATTAGACATTGGAGGTCCAGGTGTCCGTGAACAACGAAGCGACCCGATGGACTAACAGTGATGTCTAACAGAATTCCATCCAGATTATTGAGTTTTGCTTTACGCGGTGCGCCTGTTAGCGTAGGCCAAAGAGATCCCAGATACGAACCGTGCCCGACCGCGACAACGGATTCACCTTCTTTTGTGAGAGCAGCTAGTTGTTTAACGACCGCCGGCCAACTTGGTTTCTTGTACGGCGTGGAGGCCGGTGTATTCTCCGCAATGGCGCCATTTTCTGTAAAGCTATCAATCACGTATGATGAGCGGCCAAAGACCAACGCAGCGGTCTCTTTGGCCCGTTGAAGCTTCGATGTGAGGATCTTTGCCTTTTCAACGTCGAATCCTCCATCACGGAGACGACGCTGTAGCATCGGTCCATAAAGGGATGCGACTCGGCGCCCTTCAACGCTGAGCGCCGGATCACGGATGTTTTTGCTTAGAGGGATGTTCGCCACATTGGCGTCGTGCCGAATATGATTACAACACGATTTGCTGTGCCTCATTAAAAAGAGTTTGATACGGGCCATCGATCACCTCTACTCTGACCATAGAAAGTTCTGATCTAAACAATTGACACCACTGTTAGTCCAGAATCCAAATGCACGAAACCCTGATATCCGATGTCAAAGGCCATATAGATCAACATACACCAACCGAAGCCTGTGGATGGACACTGTATCCTGGACATACTGTACGGGCGTTAGTTGATGAAGACACAGAAATTCCCGTTGAAATATCACAGAGATCCGATGTGGCGGCGTTTTATAAGACGGATGATACTTCTTGTGTGGGATGGAAGGTGAATTTTTCTGCCGAACAGTCTGTCATTCTTCAGATCCGTACAACGGGTGAATGGCGCACCGTGTTTGTCTTGAATAAAGGGATCCCTACTTCGTCCTCTTTGGCGGTGGCCGCCCTGGCACCGCCTACTCTGGTAGTTGTCGATGGATTCTATGAGAACCCTGATGTTGTACGCACCTTTGCTCTTCAATGTAAGTTCATCGGCGAATCCAAATACCACAAGGGAGCCCGGACTGCAGAGACTTACAGATTTCCAGGACTCAAAGAACGATTCGAACAGATCCTCGGTCGCCCCGTTTTGAATTGGGAAAAATACGGAACTAATGGCTGTTTCCAGTTCTGTATCGGTGGTGATCAGATTGTCTACCATCACGATACACAACAATACGCCGGTGTTCTGTATCTGACACCGGATGCTCCTGTGGGCGCCGGTACTTCGCTTTTCCGCTCCAAGAAGACAAAGTCGATGATTGGATTTGGCGCACCGTATGCCGATACATTTCCAACGGGCCATCTGGATCCTGCGGCCTTCGACTGCGTCGATACCGTGGGCAATGTCTATAATCGTCTGATTTTGTTCGACAGTCGGATGATTCACGCAGCTTCTTCGTATTTCGGCAATTCTAAGGAAAATGGCCGGTTGTTCCAGTTGTTCTTTTTTGATTTGACTGCGTAGACATAAAGAACCGGTCCCAATAAACTAACAAAAATGCCGAACTGGATTGATAATGACCTTACTATCACTGGCCCTGCTGAGACGCTCCAGAAACTCTTCTTTGCGAATTTCGATCTCGCGAAATTGTTGGAGGATCCCACCGTTGAAATCAGAACAGGCGAACAGCCAGAGGTGTATTTCGATGACGATGGAACTCTCCGTGTCCGTGCTCGCACTGCATATGGGCCACTGAATAAGATATTGGCTCGCCTGACCGCAAAATATCCGGGTCTGCAAGTTATAAACGATTCGTGCGAATTTATGAATATGTTTGTTGGTCACGGTGTGTATAAGGATGGAGAGACATCCGGTGGATACATGTGTTCGGCGGATTTTTCGTGCAGCGCGCTTCGTGCATTCGCCAAGGAGAATCCGTGGTTCGATGCTGAGCGGGAAGTTCGGGCAAAAGATAGTATGGGTTGTCCACCTGAAATGATGGAGGATGGCAAGTCAACGGTGGTCTTGTCGGCGTATTAAATATGGTACGCCTAAGAATACACCAAAGTTGAAACTTAGGAATTTTTTAATTCCTTCGTTACTACTGTTGATTTTGTTAACAAAATCAAAAGTTGACCAGGGTCGACCCCCACCCTTGCCCCAAGTACGATGACCTCCGTTCCTTCTGTCTCCTCTACTAAGACCGTTGCCGAGAGCTACAAGAAGCTCAGCCAGCGCGAACATATTCTCCAACTTCCGGATACTTACATTGGCTCCCGTGATTCGCATCGTGAGAGCCGATGGGTCTATGACTCTGAGGCGGAGAGAATGGAATGGCGTGAACTTACCTTCAATCCCGGTCTCTTCAAGATCTTTGATGAGCTTATCGTGAATGCGCTGGATCACGTTACTCGTCAAGCGACTGCGACCAGTCGTGTAGGAGCGTCCGTAGCTGCTGCAGACAAAGCCAAACGGGTCACACAGATCGTTGTGACTCTGACGCCGACGACCATCACGATCCACAATGATGGTGAGGGCATTCCCATCAGTGTCCATCCCGAATACAAGGTGATGGTGCCCGAACTCATCTTCGGTCATTTGCTGACTTCTTCCAACTACGATGAATCCGAAGAGAAGACCGTAGGAGGTAAGAATGGCTACGGTGCCAAGCTCACCAACATCTACAGTAAGGAGTTCGTTGTCCGCACCTGCGACGGCAAGATTCTGTATGAACAGACATTCCGTGATAATATGTCTGTCGTCGGAAAGCCTGTGATGCACAAGGCCGTGGCCAAGTCCAAGACCTTCACGGAGATCCGGTGTACGCCTGACATCGGTCGGTTCTACGTCGGCGCGACTGAGATTCCGGCTGATATGTTGGCCGTGTTGCGGACTCGCGTTGTCGATGCGGCGGCTCTTGCGGCCGCCAACGGATGCCGCGTCTTCCTTTCTGAAGGAAAGAATGATTCTGAAGGGGCGGGCGCAGTTGCGGTGCCAGTGACCTCCTTCGAAAAGTACGTGCGTCTCTTCACGGAGGAGGGCACACCCGTCTTCTACGAGCGTGCGGGGCCGCGCTGGGAAGTCGCCGCTGTTCTTACACGGCATCTCCACGCCGATGGCGCGGTCGATGATCGGCACATCTCATTCGTAAATGGCATCTTCACACGCCGTGGAGGCAAACACGTCGATGCTGTGTCACGTGCTGTTCTTGGTGCATTCTGTGAGGGACCCGGTAAGAAGCTCGATCTCAAGCCGGCGCAGCTCAAGGACGCCGTCACGTTCTTCGTGAATGCGACCATTGTCAATCCGTCCTTTGACAGCCAGACAAAGGAGACTCTCACCACGCCCGCGGCCAAGTTCGGCTCCGTGTTCAAGATCTCCGATGCCTTCGTGACCAAGCTCGCCAAGGAAGGTGGTCTCCTCGATGAGGCACAGGCGGTTCTTGATGCGAAGTTGTCACGGGAGGCCAAGAAGTCCGATGGTCGGAAGTCGTCGACTGTGCGCGGTATTCCGAAGCTGGAGGATGCCACGTGGGCCGGTGGACCCAAGTCCGCCGAGTGTACGCTCATTCTTACGGAGGGAGATTCGGCCGCCTCCACGGCTATCTCGGGTCTCAAGGTCGTCGGCCGTGAGCGCTACGGTGTCTTTCCACTCAAGGGCAAGATCCTCAACGTCAAGGACGCAACCATTGAGAAGAAGACCAAGAATGATGAGCTCACACGCATCAAGCGGATCCTCGGTCTCGAACACGGTCGGGCCTACAAGGATGTGAGCAAACTCCGCTACGGGAAGGTGATGATTATGACGGATCAGGACGTGGATGGCTCGCATATCAAGGGCCTCCTCATCAATCTGTTCCACACTGAGTGGCCGGAGCTTCTGCGCCTCGGTTTCCTCTGCTGTATGATGACACCGCTTCTGAAGGCCACGCGGACCGGCGGTGTGACCAAGTGCTTCTTCTCCGCTTCCGAGTACGAGAAGTTCTTGGAGTCCGCCGAGGGCAAGGAGAAGGGCTGGCACATCAAGTACTACAAGGGTCTCGGCACCTCGACAGCGACGGAGGCGCGGGAGTACTTTACCAGTATGAACACTGTTCGTTTCCAGTGGGATGACTGCGCCGATGGCAATATCGATCTTGCCTTCAGCAAGAAGCGTGCCGATCACCGCAAGGAGTGGCTGGCGACCTACGATCGCGATCGTGTTCTCGAAGTGCCAGCGGGAGGTGCCGATGTGAGCTACACGCGCTTCATCAACGATGAGCTCATCCACTTCTCAAACGCCGATAATATGCGATCTCTGCCGCATCTGATGGATGGTCTCAAACCGTCGCAGCGGAAGATTCTGTGGGCCGCGCGCAAGCGCAACCTTGTTTCGGAGATCAAGGTGGCCCAGCTGGCGGGATACGTCTCGGAGACGGCGGCGTATCACCACGGTGAGGCGTCTCTGACTGCGGCCATTGTCGGAATGGCGCAGAACTTTGTGGGGGCTAACAATATCAATCTGTTGGCTCCGAATGGCCAGTTCGGTACGCGGCTCCAGGGTGGTGCGGATTCGGCTTCGCCCAGGTATATCTTTACGGCTCTGGAGGCGATCCAGGCCACTGTGCTTTCCAAGGCGGATGATCCCGCGTTGTCCTGGATCGAGGACGACGGTCAGACTGTGGAGCCAGAGTACTATCTGCCGGTACTTCCGCTTCTGCTAGTGAACGGTTCGCTGGGCATCGGTACGGGCTTCTCTACCGACATTGTTCCGCATTCGCCGCGGGACTTGGTCGCTGCGTTGCGGCTGCGTCTGACGGGTGCCTCTGCTGATTTGTCGGATCGTGAGTTGACGCCGTGGTGGGACGGTTTCCGTGGCGCCGTGACGATGACGCCGGACCGTCGGAAGGTTCAGACACGCGGTATCTACCAGTTCCTGGATGATGACACGAATCGTGTTCGGATTACGGAGCTGCCGGTGGGTATCTGGACCAAGGACTACAAGGCATTCTTGGATGATCTGGTCGCTGGCTCTGGCTCTTCTGCTGGTGAATCCAAGTCGGAGGTCGCCTCTGCAGCGCGGCTCATTAAGAGTTTCCAGGAGGCTTACAATGATGTCGATGTAGAGTTCGTGCTGACGTTGGATGGCGATTACTTTCACGAGGCGCGGACATTTCCCGCAGAGTTTGAGAAGAAGTTCCGTCTGGTGAATTCGACTTCGTTGGCGAATATGGTGGCGTTCGATTGCGACGGACACATCAGGCGTTTCGGATCAGCCGGTGCTATTCTGGAGTCGTTCTATGTTAAGCGTATCGGTGGCTACGTGAGCCGCAAGGCCAGTGAACTCGCACGGCTGGACGCACTTGCTCAGGAGCTAGATGCGCGGGTGCGGTTCGTGCGGGCTGTGGTGACCGGGAAGCTCGTGGTCGCTAATGCAGAGGATGCTGATCTGCTTGCTGGACTGCGGGGACTGGACTTGCCTGCTCTCTCTGGATCTGGTGATAGTCTCCACGGCTACGAGTACTTGCTTCGTATGCGTGTAGACCGGTTGAAGGCGGCTGCGATCGTGGAGCTGGAGAAGGAGCTCGCTGCTGTTAGGGCAACGCGGGATGAGCTCGCTGCCAAGTCAGCTGAGGATCTGTGGCTAGCGGATCTGGATGTCTTCAGTGCCGCGTATGAGACCTTCTCCGCGATCAAGGCACACGCGCGCACGGCTGTTGCGACGGGTGCGCCTGTAAAGGCCAAGACCAAACGTGTGGTAAAGGCCAAGGCATAAAGAAGCAAAGGTCAAAATTTGACACACACTTTATTTTTGGCTTGTGTCGCAGTAATGGCATCGCGTGTAGAAATAGAAGAACAGATTCGTCTGCTCAATGAACAGTTAGTGGCATTCACCGCCTATGATCCTGAATTTACACCCAAGGAACTCGTGCGGTGGAATCCGGATCTGATTGGAACGGTGCTTCATTGCGAACATACACCAAAACCATTAAATATGAATGATCTATCTCCACATTTACCACTTGCTCCAGTAGAGATATTTAGTATTATTACTGAAGCTGGTATGCTCAAGAATACACCGGTTCCGAATCACAACTCTCGATCATCACTAATAGAAAGCATAACATATAATGAAGAGATATTTAACGATTTTAAAGAAATGGTAATATATATACGTACAATACATTTAGGTCATCCATCTTTCGTTCCTGAGTTTAAACAAAATTCAAAAAAATTAAATGTAACAGCTGTAATTGAAGATGAACATTTCTTAGGAGGTAGTACTACTAATACAATGACTATTGCATTAGCTCCAGCAGATATAAGTATCCTTGATAATATTTATGTATCGTCTATTATTCGTTTGCCTCTACAAAACAAAGATATTGTCATACACAAATATCCTCTTTCCCATCTTTACAAAAAATGGAAACAGGAAAAGGGCTCGCGAAAGCCAGCAGCAGAACCAGAAGATCCGCGCACCAAGCCCTAACTAAATAACCATCAAAAACGCGCGATTCAGAGCCCGCAACTCAATTGAACGCAGCATTTCGTAATTATCGTAGTTGCGTCCCATTATAGAATGGAGCTGGCCCATACACGCCATTCCCAGTAGTATTTTGTAGAAATGCGGCGCCATTGTAACGTCGCGGTTTGTTAGAGCGCTCATAGATTCGATTTTTTCTAACAGCACAACATCTGATGTATTCATATGATCGATCAGCGGGCGAATAATTTCGCGACAGACATCCGCAAAAGCAGCTGGATCCTCCACATCTTCTGTACGGAACGGAGGATCAAAGATATTTTTGAAGGTGTCAATGATATCCACATCATCCAAATCTTGGTTACCACGGAGTATTTCGCCTAATGATAGGAGTGTATCGTGTTCGTCATCCGTAAATCGGAAAGCCAGGCCGAAATCGATGATTCCGAGGTTACCATCGGCCATAAATAAGACATTACCGGCGTGTAAGTCAATGTGTTGGATTGCGTTAGAAACATAGCCGAATCCGACGAACAGACTGAATTTGAAGAGTATGGCTAGGCGATCCTCTTCACTGGTTTCGGTCGGCATCACGTGAGTTCCTTCAAGGCGGTCCATTAGGATGTATTCACCGGATCTGTTTCGGGCCGCGGGTATACGAACAAATCCTAGATCGGCATAGTCCTCACGGGCTTCTGTCATATTCTGGATCTCACGACCGAAATCGCACTGTTCCAGGATGTCATTGAGATTCAGGAAAAAAGGTCGGAGTGCCTTGACAATGTAATGCCGGGGCCACCAGTAGGCCGCCCATCGGTAAAAAGCGCCGACATTCTCGCAGCCTTCGCGGAGACGATTGTAGATATCGGCGCGTTTGAGTTTGAGGATGACCGGGTTGCCGGATGAGTCGGTGCCATTGAAAATGAGAGCGATCATTCCACTGTTGGCCACGTGGCGATCCAGGCGGACTCCGTAGGTCTCTTCGACTTCGTCGATGGCCTCGTAATCGATTTCGTCTTCGGTATACGACGCGTTCGTGGTATAAGGACGGAGTTCTGCGCGAAGATCGGCGTCGAGATCAAGGTTGGCATTGTTCGCAAGGGATTGGAAGATTTTCGTGAATAGGATGTTCTCTTGGCGGAGACGGTGTAGGGTCTTGCGGTAAAACATTGCTTCAGACCCAGAGAATCGGACATACCAAAAAACTGTGGTCGCTATGATTTGGATCCACCTAAATAAATGCAAAATGAACATCTATTTACGTGTTGGTTATTCTGCTTAAGTTGCTACCGCTTTGGTTCTTTGGTTCTCTGGTTCTTTGGTTCTTTAGTTCTCTGGCTTTTCTGGTTCTTTGGTTCTTTCGTTCTCTGGCTTTTCTGGATTTTCTGGTTCTTTGGCTAAGACCGGCGTGTATTTCGTCTTGCCTTCTTTTTATTGCTTCTTGTTCGCCTGCGACCGCCGGATTTAAGTTCTGATTCTATAATAATCTTTTCAATATCTCCTTTTAATTTTTCCTTATCTTCAGGAGTTATACTATTGCCATGTGCCATTTGATCTACAATTGAATTATACACTCTACGCATTTCAGCTGTAGTAACTTTTGTTTTTACTATAGGAAGAGTTGAGAATGATTGTAGCAGTGTTGTCAATCCTTCTTTTGTCTTTGGATACATAAATGTAAGCCACTCATAACTACCCCGCCACAATTCTTTTGTTTTGTCTGGTATAGAAGCATCATTTAATAACGCTTCTAATGCGTTATATGCGTCGACTACTTCTTTGTATTCCGGTATCTTATTTTTTTTATCTACTTTAGTATACGCATTCGCAGCAGCCTCAATTTTTTCTTGCTGTTCTGGTGTATAATTCATTTTTTTTTCTTCCCCAGCTTCTATCTGTTGTCGTAATGTAACCCGTGCCGTGTTAGCACTTGCTCTTCTTTTAAAAACTTCTTTAGCTTTTTCAACAGCTTTTGTAAGAGCAGGATCAGCATTCGCAGCCGCAGCCGCAGCCGCCTTAGCAGCATTCGCAGCCGCAGCCGCCTTAGCAGCATTCGCAGCCGCAGCCGCCTTAGCAGCATTCGCAGCCGCAGCCGCCTTAGCATTCGCATCCGCAGCCGCAGCCGCCTTAGCATTCGCATCCGCCTTCTCAGCCTTCATGGTATTTATATCTTCTAATACATTATTTGCACCGGCAATAGCTTCTTCCGTTTTTGTACGAATTGCCTCATCATATTCACCAGATTTTAAAGTACCTATGAAGTCAGTTGCTTCCTTTACCGCACTTTTTAGCGGTTCCTCCAACGCTAGCTGGGGATCATTGGATGCAGCTGCGTTAAGACTATTGAATCGAGCAACAAAACCATTCAGGGTGTCAGTTTGACTTTGGAGTTTGTCATTAATTACTTTGGCGTCAGCATTCCCAATTAGTTTAATATCATTAATACTTGTCATTAATTCAGCAGAAGTGATTGCATCATTAGTTCCAGTTTCTATCTTGGACGCTTTAGCTTCCTTTACTGCTGTATTCCATTCAGTTGCAGCTAACAATGCTGCTTGAAGTATTTCTCTATTGGGTGGACTATCAACTAATTGTCTGTTTTTTGTTGTTGGATCTATGGTGAGTAGTGCTTCTAGTTTACCATTTGCGGCCGTTGCGGCAGCATTCAAATCAGCAATTTTCTTCTTAGTCTCTTCTACTTGTTTATCTGTAGGACCAGGGGTTACGGATGGAGATTTAACAAGATTCTCTTTCAATTTACGCAGTTCATCTTTATTGTGACCACTGGCGTTCTCATAAGCAGCGACTGCTTTATTTGCCGCGTCACGTTCTTCTTGAGTGGATTCCCTCCCATCTTTCTGTGCCAATTCTAGATCTAGCACCGCGCTGTATGCTTCTTGAAGTAATCTTTCTAGCTCCAGTTTCGGAGCTAACTTTGCCCTAGCTTCTTCTAAAGCTGTGTTTAATGTTTTTATCGCTTCTTTATTGGCACCCGGAAACGCAATAAATTTGTCTACAGCAGCGGCAGCGGCTGCGACTAATTCTTCCGTTGTGTCATCTACATTTGCGGCCTTCACAGCATCTGATGCAGATTTTAATAACATAGAATGAGTATCTGAACCTGTAGGTTTTGCTGTTATAACTGGCTTTCCATCGGAGCCACACGTAACACCTGCGGCCTGAAGCAGTTTATTCATCGCAGCTTGTGCTGCACACAATGCTTGTTCTCTAGTGACTGGAGCAGCCATTCCTCTATTATAGAGACCGACTTAATAAAGATCCGGGTACCGCTCAGAAAAATCTATTGTAGACCAATGGATTCTTACGTCGCTTTGCTCAGAAGAATCTATTGTAGACCAATGGATTCTTACGTCACCGATTGATTTTTAGAAAAATCTATCAAAAGACGCCGACTTTGTACCCGCCCGAGTCTCAAGAATCGGCTGTGCCAGCGGCACCGGCATATGCTGGATATCGTGTAAGTACGTCTTGTGCATCGAACACTCTGACAGAATACGGGGTACAGCCCACTGAGCAACAATCGTATTGAGATCCTCGATCTGCTCCCGGATGTTACATAGCTGGTTCTTGCCATATTGGAGGTACATCGCCCGCATAATGGTCAACAGCTCATCCGCCGACTGTTCGTCAATCAGGAATTCACCATTCGACCGACTGTACACTTCACTCCGTAGACGATTCTGGAGAATCTGGACATTGGCCGGACTAAAGAATGTCTGATTCAGCGGTGTGGGCATCACGTTGCCGCGAATTGCGTCCGTCGTCTCTGACTCCGCAATCTTAACACGATAGTCGAATCCGGGTAACTTATCAGCACCACTAACACCTTTGCGATCGCCGAGATTGACACGGCCGTTAAACATTCCTCTATCTTGTGGAAATTAAATAGGTTTACAACGAGTTCCTAGCAAGAGATGCGTCATCCTCAATCTGGGCCACCATTCGTTCATACAGATTGTCCATCACGACACGATTCGCAGCTCTCTCATACGGCAGATCTTTCTTCCTCAGAATAGCACGGAACCAATGTACGCCATACACATCGGGCTTCTTCAGATGCGCGACACAAAACGGCTCCACACCGTACTTGCTCTTGTAGCACGCGTTTTCCAAGCCTGCGCCGGCACCAAAAGAATCTTTCACATCCCACCAGTTCAGTGGCAAGAAAGCATTCGCCGGCAACACGTAGCGCTCTAAATGGAGCGTCGCGATGCCTTTCCGATACAGATTCATATAATCGAACGGGGTCTTCAAATCCAGAAGACCCGTGGGAATATGCGCCAAAAGCCACGTCGTGAGCTCGGAGCCGGGACCGGGTACTTTGATGAAGCCCATATCCACTATTTCGGGCATCTTCATCTTGTAAGCACCTTTCTGTATAGTCCGTTCCGAGCTGAACGCATACCGGTGTCGGAGCACCGAGGTCGGCACCGGTCGCGTCATAAAAATATCCAGATCTATCCAGGCTCCGCCGTTCTTGTGGAGCATCGTGAACCGGAACAGATCGCTGAAGGGAAGATAGCTGTAGGCGTTTTCGCGCTTGCCTACGGCCGCGCGCCCCGCGTACTGGAAGAGCTGCGACTCTGGCAGAAGTTCTCGGGCATCACGAACCACGATGTATGGACTCGACGGAACCTGTCGCATAAATTCATCCATCGGATTGTACGTGTAAATCGTGACGGTGTAACCGCAATTTACGTAGCTCTGGAGTGCTGCGCGCTCCATACGCGATAGCGGCTTGCCAGTCCAGAAGGTCTGGAGCAAAAGAGTCGACCGACCTGGTTTTGTGGCTTTTCGAGTTTTGGCCATATTCCCTTACTATAGGGCGGGTAAAATGTGAAGGGGTTCATACCATACCTGACCTACACAAGACCATGCACCGATTCCACGATGGATCCGTACTCCGAACAATGTCCGCCCGCGAACTCGTCGCCTTGCCAGTGTGGAAAGGAAACCGCATTCTGGATACCGAACACGCCGCCGCTATTAAAAAGAAGACACAGGATGTCCGGCAACTCGACTCCGGCTATCGTATCATCAACTGTATGGAACCCAATCCATCAGGCGTGCTTGTCAAACAGGCATATCTGATCGATGGACAACATCGCGCCGCCATTCTCCGTGAGCATTTCTTGACAACGTTGTGTGAGCCGGATTTCGTGGTCGTGGTGACCGAAAAAGACGTGGCCTCAGAGTCGGAGGCGATTGAGTACTTCAATGTTCTGAACACGATGAAGCCCCAACAGTGGCGAACAGACCCGGCGATTCTCGTGAACCAGTATATCGCGGAACTTGAACGGCGCTTCAACGGTAAGCGGATCAAAATGATTCGTCAGGGCGCCACGTGTCGGCCATATCTGTCGGTGGATCGGCTGCGCGAGGCACTCCGTGCTTCTATTACGGATCTACCTCAGGAGGCCGCTGCCATAGAGGCATTCGGTGCTCGGGCCGTTGCCAAGAACCAGGAACTCGTAGGAGCGGCGCCGCTGATGACTCTGAGCAACACAAAAGACGGACGTCTGTATGAGCGCGCGGCGACCACGGGTTTCGCTCTGGCTCTGCCTCTTGATCTGAACTGGATTAAGGAATGTGCGGCTCCATAGTAGAGGAGATGGCGTTGGTCGGTAAATCCCTGGACGTGAATGCGGCATTGCGTGCTGCGTGCGGAGCGGCCAAGATGCTGGCTCTTAGTGAAGGTGTAGAGTGTCCTTACACTCTGCCTGATTATAAGGAAGCTCAATGCTCAGGCTATTCTGAAAAAGAGCGTGAAGATATGCCACCAGAAAGTGGGAGAGCACAGGTAAGACGTGCTATCGCTTTTCTAAAATCTATTCAGCAGGGAGTTATACCATCCATACGTTTACCGGCGTTGCCTGACAATGAGGAAAAACAGTTTATACAAGAAATACGTGAATCAATGAATAGATATAAACAGATAGAAAAAGTCACACATAAACAAGCACTAGATTGGATTATCGAAGATATATTTCATCTACCTAGTAGTAAATCAAATGACATTAAGGAGGCATTTGCGAATTTTTTAAGAGGTGGTACAGCTACTAAAAAATCGGGATTTCCTTTATTTATATATGATTGCAAACAAAGAGGATATCCATTTAGTGTCGAGATATCACGATTTATTCATTTTTTAATTATCCCTGACGATGAGATAATCTACGCAATTGAGAAATTTGATAGACAATCCTTCGATGAAGCATTTACAACAGAAGCTATTATCAGTGCACCAAAAGATATTAATAATATCTGTATTCTTATAGTCCAAAAATCTCAAGCATATAATGAAGAAGGTGCCCCCATAGAGCTAATGACTAAACAGAGAATAACTAACGGAACTAAAGAACTAGCTATTTTTACAAATATATTCTATATCATGACGAACAGTAGTATAAATTATGGCGGCTCCACATCCAAAGGAAAAGAACGAATATATGGTGAACACATAGCAAAATCAACGATGCTTAAACATTTGTTTGAACGTGATGCTGTTATAGATATCCACCCCTGGTTAATGTATTTATTGAGTAAAGATAATATATTTATGAACAACGCATTTGGTGGAAATATGACACCGCAAAAATTTCCGTTGGCCTTTTATATTGTGGCTCACTTTGTAGCGAATCAGCCACAGTATGCTAAGAATCCCGCCGATTTTTATCGGAAACCAATTGCGGAGAAGAAATCGGAAATGCTTGCGGCCCTCAAAGCGAACAAGGCTGAACTAACACAACGTATCACGGATGGATATGCTTGGCTCGGTCAGACTCCTCCTGGTTTTGGTGAACTATTAACATCATTAGGAGGATTTACGAATGCAGCCGCACATCGACTTAGAAGTGTAGCTGGAAAGGCAGGGGCGGCGTTAGGAAAGGCTGGGGCAGCTATTAGAGGAATGTTTACGCGAAGAAAGACAAAACAGGATCAGGTCGGTGGAAAACGCGTTACTCGGAAAGTTAGACATCAGATCTAGTCTTCACTCACAAATTATATGGCGACTGACTGCGTCAGCAGTCACCCTGCTTCGCAGGGCACCTGAAACCTAGTTCGGATTTTGCGATTGATTACGTTCATTACGCTTCGCTCCATTTCACTCCAGCTGCCCCAGAGGGGCGGCTGCTGTCGCAGCCAGTCATCATATCGCAAATCCTAGCCCACCCATGCCGTTCGTGAATTTCACGATATTCAGAGTCTCACAATAGACTGTGAAATCAAAGGCAAACGGCGACATCGGATCCAGATCCCACGGCTGTACTTCCAGCTGGACTTCGCGAATCCGACTCGTGTTCAGCGTGCCCGAAGGCTGACTGTGGTCCGACACGTTCAACGCGAAATTGATGCTATACAACGGTCCCATCACGTCATCCGGTTTGAGCCCACCCGGATTTATGCCCGAAGAACCAGACCCGGTAGCATTCTGATACTGTGTATGGAGCTCGAAATAGTTCGCCGGCTTCTCGCTAAACATCTCATTGCCCGCCAACAGAAGTCGCGCCGATCGTAAAACATCCCGCTGTGCATACGACAGAAGTCGTCCCGAATTCGGACAGAACGCCGCATTCGATGTTGGCCAATACGGCGCCTGATTGAGATTCTTCCAGTTGCTCAGATTAATGAAATCATTCCGGCTCTCAATAGTGTCCGAACGCCGACCAAAGAATATCATCCTATTCAAGATGCCGTGGACATCCAGGTCAAACACAGCACGTGCCGTAATACTCGGAAATGAAAACCGCTGGACCTGGTGAACCACGTGTGTGAGTTCCCGCTCCGCAAAAATCCCCTGCTCTTTCTCCGTGATGTAGATGTAGTTGCCCTCCAGATGCGCGTTCATCGTGAATCCATCCTGTTTGGGAATATTTCTCGAATTAATATCCGTGTAGTAATACCGGGGCAGGCCATAAGGATCCGTGTATGTCTGATACTGGGCCTGAAGTGTCAGATTGTCGAACGGCGGCGGCGAGACCAACGGATTACCCGCGGCATCTGTAGCCGAATTCGACACCGGCAGATTCGAATTGTATAGAAGTTTCCGACCATAACGCACCGGCTCCGCCTGGAACACGTCATCCATAATCCTGTAGATGTCACGGAGCGTCTTGAGCTGGATGCGGACCTCCACCTCGTGGAGCTGGAGAGCAATCAGCGGCAACGCATTGCCCCACGACTCCGAAAACCAGAACGGCAACGGAACACGGATCTCACGGCCATTTATACTGACACCGCCTCCTGTAGTCGGAGCATTCGCATCGGCCACGTTGTGCGGATATTCGCCCTTCGTAAACGGATAATTCGGCGATTTTCCTAAGATGCCCCATTCCGGATTGTTGAGCTCCGGAGTATCACCAATCATATTCCGCCAGATAAGATACTTGTCGATCGGCAAATCGGCGGCGGCACGGATCGCGAGCCATTCTCCCGTAAAGCTCTGGACCTGCGATCCCCCCACAAAGATCGACACGTTATCAATAATGGTCGTACCGAGCATATGTACCCAACGGAAGGACGGAGTGTGATAAACATTGTTCGACAAATCAATGAAAATATTACTGTAGATATCGGGAATCTGGAATACAAATGTCAGACTTGTCAGTAGATCGGCCTGGCGCGGTATCTTCGCGCGGAGTAGTATTGCATAATCCATATCCATCACACTCGGGCCATCAAGAGTAATATTAACACTTTCCTGGCTGAAATGGGTGAAGCGTTTATAGACCTTGTAGAAATATGTGAATTCCGGATTACCGTTGAAATAGCGATTTTGGTTACCGACGGCCACAATTCCGATCTGTCCACCACCTGGCATTTGTCTCTCCTCTAAACAAAGTGGATGATTCTCCGCTTTGTTTATAGAACGTAACTCCCGTTTCAGAGAAACGGTGTCAGGATTTCCTTGGCGCGATTGTAATGCGCACAGTGCTTAATAATAATTTTATAGGAATTTACACGGATAGTCTGTGTGTCATCGTTGAACCGTATTGTCGGTCTTTCTGCCGGTTCCATATTGCTCAAATACCAAGCCGTTCGTCCATAATCTTTACTCAAATAAATTTGGCCTGCGCCAATGGACACCCATCCCTTTTTCTGGCGCACTGCACCGGCGTATATTTCCACATCAGACCGCCGGAGCTTTAACGGACACTCATAACGCCGACCACCGAAACCTCTACACGTTTTCCGTTTTATCTTTGTCTTACACGCCTTTCGTGTTCCTGACCCAGTCATCCCCCTCTATCTTAAGCCGAATAATAAGACACCCACCAGTTGTCGGCCAAATACGGTGGCAGATTCTGTGTGGCGGACACGAGCTGGCTCGACGGACCAGCGCGCACCATCCGATCGATCTGTTCGTAGTTCAGCGCATAGCCGGAATAGGTCAGACGACTAATGAGACCACTCGCGGCACCCGCCACCTTGAACGGATCATCGGGAGAATAGGCCGCATCACTGTAGCTCTCATTCTTGAAGACATACACGTCACCGAAATTCTGTCTCGGGATAGTGCTGAGCTTCATACGATGCGCCACATTGCCGTTAATGTAGACATCCACATCCATATTACGGACGACGATCGCCAGATGGAAGAACTTGCCCACCGGCATATTGGGAAGCTCACAATACGTGTTCCAGCTTCCCGCCTCGTTCATATAGACCACTAACGAATTGTCATTATTGCGTACATAGACACCAGGGCACATCAGGGGCTTGTAGTTCGACGATCCCTTGTGGAACACGTGTCGGAGAGAATTATCCGAACCCTGGAATGTCGCCTTATTGATCAGAAGGAAACAGCTGTACGAGAATTCGAGACCGCTGGGAGCATTCACGGAAGGATAAATCGTGTTCGATCCCTTCTGGTTCGGGTTCTGGAAAACCACCTGCGGACCGTCATACAGATAGGGTAGCAAATCCGTTGTCGACTGTGAATAAACGCTGATAACTTCCAACATATCCTTACCGGATCGTAGTACGATATACGACAGCCAGAAAAAAACGAACAATTGGAAGAGCTGGGCAATCGCCGATGTCCCTAGCGTGTATTTATATAAGTCTGCCACAGACACCATTCTATTCAACGATGACTTTTTGTTGGTGATCTATTTACATATTCGCGGCGAAGTTGTATGTGGAGCTGGCGGCGCCCTGAAGCGTCTGTCCGCCCTGGTACATCATCGCACCGAATCCGCCCTGCTGATACGCGTTTTCGTACTGTGTGAAAAAGTTCGGACCATTGCACGTTGCCTGCGCCGGCGTAATACCGGAGGACACGCCTGTGAAATTGACGTTGAGACCGAGCCACTTGGCGATATCCGTAAAGATATCGTGTTTCGTCTGCGAGGGTCCCATCTGGTAGATACCGTAGATGACATCGGGAGTGAGCTGTTGATTCCACATCTGGACCGCGGAATAGCGTCCACCGAAGCCCCCGTTTTCACCCAGACGCAGCTTCAGCTCTCCCGTCGGTACTTTCAGAACATTGTCAAGCACACAGCTGCGTGTCAGTTTGCCGTCCATATAGATATCCATAACACGGCCGCTGCTGACGATGGTTATGTTGACCCACTTCTGGAGAGGTACCTCCTTGATATCGCAGGGAACATCCGTCACCGTGGTGCTGAACATCTGCATCGATGTCTGCTGATTCATCAAATTCTGGAGGTTGGACTCCTTGGTAATGTCGGGAGTGGCCGCGGCTGTTGCGGAGATAGGTCCAGGGCTTAACACATTAGCGCGCACCTGTAAGCCGTTCTGCAGGGGAGTCAGGACACCCACTATCGGGCTCACAGTTAAAAATGATACATTAGGGGGACTAAGAGCAAACAGGAATTTGCTATTGCTTACACGATAGTTCCAGTCATCGATGTAGATCCACATACTAAGCGTGAAATCGCCGCCCGTGAATATCGATGGGACCTTGCCCTTGATCGGCATCGGCTTCCGCGCATCCATCTCATCATTTAGGAACTGGGTGTAGTTCGGATCGTCCGCCGGATACAAGTACGTATACACGACATACAGGACAATGAGGAACACTACTAAGAACGCCACAGTGCTCAACAAGCTCCAATTATTCTGTAAGAATTGTGTAGCCTGGTTCATCCTTCTAACTTATGCGTATGGAAATTCCCAGCGTTGCTCCTGTGAACACGTGGGTTGCGACCCGCCGCATTTGCCGTTAGGACAGAAGAGATTGGGAAAGTTCAGATTATTGAAGACACTCAAAAACTCCGGGCCCAGGAAGGGCCGACCCTGCGAATCCGATGTATCCGTGTAGTTCGCCGCGACCTCGTGAACGGGCAGACGCCGGGGCCATAGTTGGACATAGGCAAGCTTACCCATCACATTATTCGGGACAATCGTGATTGATGAATTCGCCGAACTCGGAAGATTCCTCAGAAGATCGGATTTTGCCAGAGCACCGTTAACATAGAGATCCACCGAACGGCCCTCGAAGGCTATCACTATTTGAACCCAGCGTTGTAGAGGTACGTGCGGCAGCGTAACAATCTCGGGACTCGCCGGAACGCTCGGTGAATCCCGCGTCTGGGTAAATGTCCACTGCATCTGTTCAGTGGAGGGACTGTAGTCCATATTCCAGACACCTGGCCACGTAAAGAGCGGAGTGGCCGCCACCCGCATATCGGGAACAGCATCGATCTGTAAGTAGAACGATAACGTATAACTCGCGCGCATCGATTTGGCGACCGTATCGCGGTCTATGACGACCGGCGATGACGGAACAAACAGATTTATAGGGCCTTTCACGAGCTTGGTCGCTGCGCCTTGGTATGATTGTATGATGACATAGATGATGACCACCACTAGTATGAGACCAATTACACCAGCAATGGCGGGCCATATGATAGAATCATTGTACTGACCGGCGACGCTTCTGACATCAAAATGGAATGCGTCACCAAATGCCATCCTCTAACTTCTAGGCACAAGATGTTAGGCTGGTGGAGGGCACGTCGGCATATCCATAGATCCCAGAGATAAAGAGCGGCACATACTCCGATAGTCGTCGGCGTTAAGAGCCGTATCCCAGAGTTGGAGATTCTTGACGAGGCCGAACATAGGAAATGCGCAGTACTTGCCGAACCATTGGTTGTCGGATGTTGGAAGATACGGTGTACCCTTGAGCAGAAGGGTGCTGTAGAGCTGGCAGTTCACGTAGACCTCGATGTTCTTACCGTTGCCGATGACACCGACGCTCAGGGGCGTATTCAGAGGCAGATCCTCGACAGTAAGGGACTCCAGCCAGAGTACTTCTTTGTTATTCTCCTGGCCCCGCGTATGGACAAACACGTGAAGATCGTTCTTGTATTTGTCCAGGAAGAGACCCGGATTCATCGTCGATGGCAGACCCGTGTTTTTATAGACGGGCTCGATGTTCGGTGGTAGATCGGAGAGTTTGATGCCCGCGGGACCAGTGGCAGTCAGAGCACAGGGATTGGCGCCGCGATGCAGAATATGGCGGAACTGACCCAGCGATGGTGTACGGGAATCACCGATGACGAACTGGACCGATACCGTGTAGATATCCGCACGAATTGTAGGGGATTCTGTCGCCGGGACAATGAGATTCTCGGATGAGGGTGTGGCGTCTTTCCAGAATCGTTTCACGTCGCGGGCCTGTGAGCTCGGTCCGCCCATCGGATTCGACGGCAGAAACGGATAGAATCGGTCGGCGACGAGGACACTCGTTAGCACCACGACCACTATCGCCAGTATATAGACAGTTGTGAGTGCGCCTTGGCCCAGATCGCCAATCGGCAGACGTTCTGACATACCTTTAAAGGCATTGGCAGCCCAATCAGACATTCCTTACTCTTGTGCGCCTAATCTTTCCTCCACTGTCTTATGACGATGGCAATTGGGACAGAGTGCGACGAGATTGTCGGGTTCATTCGTACCACCCTGGAACAAGGCGAGTTTGTGATCCACCTCGTAGGTCTCATCTAGCAGAGCAGCACAGGATCCACATTTCCATTGTTGGCTGGCGGCGATCTTCTTCTTGAGGAGGCCACTCACGTTGCGTTTCTCTTTGGTTCCAGAACCAGAAGAGCCAGGAGAACCAGATTGATGTGTCAGAAGCTGTTTGGCTAGACCCAGAGTCTGATTGAACTCCGCCGGATTACTGTTGAGCTGCCAGTATAGATAGCCGATGACGACGAGACCACCCGCTATTCTAACATAAGTGCTTGATCCGGACAGCCATTCTAGGGCGTGGCGGCCATAGAGTTCATATCCGATCCAGGCCAGAATGACGCCGCCTAACAGGAGTTCATTCTGGAATGGTATTCCGCTCATTTTGTCTTTCTCTGATTATTGTTTGCGTTTTCGGGTCTTGCGTTTACCTTGATCGTTGCCTTTTTGCGTTCCTTTTTGCGTTCCTTTTCGTGTTCTTTTACTCCGTCCTTTGGCGAAGGCCGCCTTGGCTTCCTCCAAGGTTCCCGTGATCCCAGGAATCGGCAACGAAGGCAACGTGCCTTGTTTGGCCTTCGCGGTTTCCTCTTTGAGATTGAAATCGATCTTCTGGTAATAATCGTGCGTGGCCTGTTCGCTGCATTGGGCGATCTTCTCACGGAAATAGCAGACGAAACTAATCCGCTGGAAGCGCTCCTGGCTACCGACAACACCCGTGGTGGCGTCGCGGGTCCGAATATCGGGCAACGCCTCATTGTATGCCTTGTCTGCCGCGGATTGTTGAATGCCCGAATTGCAGTGCCATTGATGGACATCCATCGCAACAAAGTCACCCGTGCGCAGATTTATGCCGATTCCGTACTGGGGAAACAGCGTCTCGCCACCCTGATAGTGGCCCCATTCAATGACTGACAGATTGCCGAATCCCTGTTGGAAGTCACCGGCATCCTTGTGGAGCGCCGTGCGGAAATTCATATTCACTGTGAGAGTGCTGAAGGCCGTGTCGGCGATCTGATACATCGGTTTCTTGGACACAGCGGCCAATTGTTTCTTATGTGCTTCCGGGACGAGTTCCTTGAATTCGGAGTCGATCGCCTCAATGAATGGGATTCCGTGCATATACTGTTTGAGTCCACGGCGGGTGTAACCGGTGAGACGGCACGGCTGTCCAAGGAACGGTGTCTTTTCGTAGTTGCCGATGACGCCGCTGGCCACCACGTTGTTGACGCGCATTTTGCTCGGTTTGCCGTTCTGCATATATCGGGTAGACCAGCCCGTGGTTTCCACGGGTTTGCGCCGACTCCAGTAGACGCCTTTGAGATCGATGGGACCGGCTGCCGCTCCACGATTGCGACTCGGAATTGCAAGAAGTCGGAACGCATCCCATCCCGCCTGGATCTGTTCGGGCTTGAAAACTCCCTTGCGGAGCTTGAGCAGAAGTTTGCGCGCGGGTTTGCCCGCAGCCACATCATCCGGATGGGCCAACGCATACACATCCACATCTTCGTTAAAGATACGCATATCTTTGGCATCGAAGAACTTGCCTTCGTTCTTGGCGAAGTCTGCATCAGAGGCCACCGCCTTAACATCGATCTCCTTGATGTGACCTTTGACCATTGTCCCTTAATGAGGACACAGGAAATCTGGTAAAAACCAAGGGGGCTAAACAGACCATCGTCTAAATGTACTAATGCCTCGCCATCGCCAAATTCAGATTCGCTTTATTCGCAAAGGCGCGGTGGCTAACTCAGGAAGCGACGATATTCTGAAAGTGAATAAGATCGGAGAAAATTCACTGCGCCTCGCCTATTCGGAACGTAATAAATACGATACATTTACGGATTTCTTAACCGTGAGTTATGCTCAATTCATAGCCTATATTTATCGTACTATTACACTTCTTACACTTGATGAAGATCCGTTTCAGAGTGTACAGTTCTTTGTGCCCGGTTATCCGACGTTGCTTCTTGGTGTGGATTCCCTGAAAGAGAATACAGGATATATCCTCGATATGCTAACAAATACGTTGTCGAACTGGCCGACGGCTTCCCGTTTCAACGAGCCAGATGGCCCTTTATCATCGCACTCACTTCCGGTAAGAAGCCCAGAGGAGACCACCGACGCCGCCGATAACAGCAACGGCGCCGAGAGCACCTAGAGCGCCGTGCATCCAGGCGGCCGTGACGGCCGCATCCGTGATTTCCGCGGTGGGACTCGAAGGCGGAATCGGTAGACCACGATCCGCCATTTCGCGATACCGCTGATAGAAATCAGCCATTGAGACCTCCGGTTTCCCCAGACGTTTATTGACCTGATTGTGAGCCATCCAGACCCATTCTGTGAGTGTACCTTTCTTGTCTAGCCACGAGTCGATCGGCAGACCCTTGAGAACTTCGCGGAAATGTTCGCGACACACGGGACACGGTAACAGATGAGCCAGAGCATTGTAAAATTCTTTGGCTGCGCGCTTTTCGGCGTAGGTGGGCTCTTCCGGGTATGCGAGACTGATAATGTGAAGTGTGCTCCAAAACATTGGTCCCCATATTTCGGGCGGCAGATGCATTGTGTGGGTCCTCTACTTATTTGTCAAGAAAGCTATGTGGGTCAACCTAAACGCCAGAATGGCTTACCTATGTAAGGGACCCCAATGTCATCGGCGTGTAGTAACTGTGGAAAAACCGGTCATTTCTTTCGCGAGTGTCGCGAACCAATCACGTCGCTCGGTATTCTAGCATTCCGACGACTGGACTCTAAAGGAGAAAAGCCTACAGGAGAAAAGCCTACAGGAGAAAAGCCTACAGGGATCGAATGGCTTCTCATTCGCCGGCGCGTGAGTATCGGTTTCATTGAGATAATGCGCGGCAAATACGAGTTGCGTGATATTTCCGGTATCCAAACACTCGTCGATCAGGCCACGTTGGTAGAACGTGAGATGCTGCTGACGCGGGCTTTCGCCGATCTGTGGCGCGAACTCTGGAATGGACCGGCATCGCGTCGTTATCAGGCCGAATACGATCAATCCAAGGCGAAATTCGATTTGCTGCGCGCACGCGGTATCCTTGCCTCCTGTAGCGAGGCATCAACGACCGCGTGGACCGAACCCGAATGGGGTTTTCCCAAAGGCCGACGATCCTCCACTGAGACAGAGCTGGCCTGTGCTCTTCGGGAGACCTGGGAGGAAACCGGTGTTCGCAAAGAGCATCTCCGTATTCTGTCGGGTCCACCACTTCTCGAAGAGTACAGCGGCAGCAACGGTATTCGCTATCGCCATCGCTACTGGTTGGCCGAGGCACCCGCCTCTCTAGAGGTCAGAATGGATGAAACGAATATCGACCAACGCCGCGAAATAAGCGACGTACGATGGTGTTCTTTGGAAGCTGCATTCACACTTATCCGACCATACAACGCAGAAAAACGCGCTGTATTGGAGACCGCATCTAAAATGATATTGCCGTCCTAAATCAGAGAGACTAATGAGTCAACCCCAGAAAAGTCAGAAAAGTCAGAAAAGTCAGAAAAGCAAGACTAATTTTTCGCAGATTTATCGTGAAATGACGACTCCCCGACTTATATCGGAAGCGTGGGATAATCCCGATATGGTGGATCCGAAAGTGCGCGATCGCATTGTTACGGCTCTAATGGATCGCGAAAAGACCGAAGGAGCCGCGGCGTGGCCATCGGCTGCGATGCAGGCCCGTGAAGAGATGGCCGGGCTATACCCCGACAAGGAAGATCCGCAATTCGCTGCCCGCCTGTATCAGAAGCGTGAATTCTACGAGGCCCGCGCCGTTGCCGCCGGCATCACCGATGGTGACGTGGATCCGTGTACCTCCGCCGCCGCCGAACGCGTCTTTGAACTGACACCCGTTCAACGACTTGTTAGTCGATTTATGCATCCGCTGACACCGTATATGGGACTTCTGTTGTTTCACGGTGTGGGAGTAGGCAAGACGTGCGCCGCCGTAACGATTGCCGAACAGTTCTTGGAGGCTACACCGACGAACAAAGTGATCGTATTAGTTCCGCAGGCGCTCAAAGAGAACTATAAACGTACGGTCGTTGATCCGTCGAAGCTGACCTGGGACTCTGATGCTGGCCAGTGGCTGAGTAGACAGTGTACGGGACTCTCATATTTGGAGCGCCTCGGTCTACTGCATAATCCGGACATCAAGGCCGTGACCTATAAGCTGGAGGAGGATCGGCGAAATCGTTATACCGTGACGGGCTACCAGGCCTTCGCGAATTGGATTGAACGGACTCTGAAGAAGAATGTGCCGATGGTACTTACAGATCCGGATGTACGTCTGGCCGCTGAGAATGAGGTGTTGCGCCGATTGTTTTCAGATCATTTGATCATTGTGGATGAGGCCCACAATCTGCGTGATTTAGCGGCTGGTTCTGGCTCTTCTGGTTCTTCTGGCTCTGGTGATGCTGTCGCATCAGGCGAAGCCGCTGAGAATCAGGGTGGCAAGGCGCTCAATCCGTATCTGCGCCGAATCGTTGTGAACGCAGAGGGACTTCGCATTGTGTTGATGACGGCCACACCTATGTACAATCTCGCATCAGAGATCATATTGCTTCTCAACTATCTGATAATGAATGACGCGAAATCGACGAAAGCCGCCCTCGTCGTGAGCGATATCTTTACAAAGGATGGCGCACTTCTAAAACCGAAGCTCCTGGAAAAGTTCGCACGGCGTTATGTGAGTTATATGCGGGGTGAAAATCCGTACACATTTCCACTGCGGATGCATCCGGTTACCGAAGGAACGAAACCGGCGTCAATGTGGCCGGCGGTCTCCGCTACCAAGAATCCGGTTATTCTTAATGAGGAAGATACGGCGGCACTGAATGCGTTGCCGCTGGTGTTTACAGAGCCGATGCCAGGATCGCCGGTGGAAGTTCAACTGCGCGCGGCGACGGCGCGGGGCCAAGCTGGTCCAGGTGAAGAGGCAGAATCATCAGAGGAGTCAGAATCATCAGAAGAGTCAGAGAAACCAGAAAAGCCAGAAAAACCAGAGCCAGATGTAATCCGCGTCGATGCTATGTTGGACCAGCGTATGCAGATAGGAAATATCTGTTATCCCAATTCTATGTACGGCGGCGGCGGTTTCGACCATTTTTTTACACGGAGCACCGTCACTGGTACCGGACACAAGTTGCGTGTCTTTGCTCCCAAAGGATTCGACGTGGATACGGTATTCCGCGGAGAAGCTCTGAAGGCCCACGCGCCTAAAATTCACCGGATCGTGGAATCTATTAGTTCCGCAAAAGGAATCAGCTTTGTCTACAGTCGCTATATCAAGGCGGGCGCGTTGCCGATTGCCTTTGCGCTCGAGCGCGCGGGATTCCAACGACGTCTGGCAGATGGACGCATTTCGTCGTTACTGACAGGAGTTGCTCCTGTTGCTCCTATTTGCGCAATATGTGGATCCACCGCTGCTGGTCATCCTGCTGGACCTCCAGCAGCAAACCATTCATTCAGTCCCGCGTGCTATGTTCTGCTAACATCCGAAGATGATCTGAGTCCCAATTTTGCCGGACTTGTTCGTCAAGCAACCACCTGGCTTTCCGATGATGGTTCGCTCGGCGCCAACGTCAAGGTCATTATCGGCTCACAAGTGGCCTCAGAGGGTCTCGATCTCAAATGTATCCGTGAGATGCACATTATGGATTCCTGGTATCACTTGAATCGCACAGATCAGATTATCGGGCGCGCAATCCGCTACTGTTCGCACACGGCGCTTCGCGCGATCGAACAGCGCCAGGGGCTACCACCGATGTCGCTCAACAACTGTCAGATCTTCTTACACGCGATTCGAGTCCCAGAGTCGCCCGCTGGCCCTGCCTTCGAAACCGCCGATATGTATGCCTATCGTCTCGCTATCGGAAAGGCCCAGATGGTGGGAAGAGTCCAGCGCCTCCTTAAAACGCACGCCTGGGACTGTAATCTCGAAATGGAAGCCATCACATTCGCCGGACTCCCTCCGCGTGTCCAAATTGACTCACAGGGTCGTTCCCGCAAATCGCTCGACGCCGAAGGCCGCGAAATGGACGGATACAGCATCAATGATCAGGATTACACCACGTATTGCGACTATCAGCGATGCGCGCATAAGTGTGCCATAACGGTTCCGCCCGATTCTCTCAAGATCGATATGACTACGTTCGGTATAGCTGATGCACGGCGCCTAGTTCTCGCCAAACAGGCACTGGTTCGTAAACAATTTGAAGATCAGGTGCTCGTTCCGGAATCGGTGATCCAGACAATATTCAGGGATCTACCGTGGGAGATTGCCTCCAATGCGTTGATGGAGCTCATCGATGGTCGTCGGTTCAAGCTGCGTCGACCCGATGGTGTGGAGGGATTTCTCGTGAAGAAACCGGGTTTTCTAGTATTTCAACCGGCCGATATCACAGACTCTGATATTCCGATGACGATGCGCTATGCGCGGGCGTTTCAGTTGGGGCGGCATTATATGACTCCGCGTCTGCCGGTATTAGCGCGTTCTGAAGAAGTGGAACCTGGACTTGCTCCTGTTCTTGTGCCTGGCTCTGTCTCTGGCTCTGGCTCTGCCTCTGTTCCTGTCCCTGCCGTTGGTGAGATCTTTAAAGAATGGTCCGAATGGGCGGCCTTCGTTGACAGTAAGGGTCTCGGACCTCTGCCCAAGAAGATTCCCGCAACGAACAAGCTCTGGATCTGGATATTCAAAAGATACGCCGATATTCCGGAGGTGCGCCCCGTTGCGCTCCGCTGGTGGTTCGACAAGATGGCCACATTTGCCGAACAAAAAGTCCTGCTTGAGGCGGCCGTCACTGATGAAGGAACACTCCGCGAAGCACTTAATAAAGATATATTTACGAGCCCCCAGTACAACCTGTATCGCATTTTTAATCCAGAGGAAGGTGGTGTAGAGTATTTCTGCAGAGGAGCAAAAGCGGACTTCTCTCCTTGTCCGTCGACTGTAGTGAAGTTGATCGGTGCGCGGATGGGAGTTACTCCAATAAAGTATCTGAAAGAGACTGGATCATTGTTCGGATTCATCGTCGCCAAAGATGGGAAGACCGTGTTCAAGACACTCGATATCACGAAACCAATAAAAAAGAGTTCGATTGGCGCCGTGTGTGAAACGGTATCCAATATGGGCGAACATCAACCACGTGTCCAGCTGCTTCACGAGGCAGGACGGGCTTCTGATATGGCCGCGCGAATGATACCGGATGACGATGAGTCGTGGGTGCCGGTGCCGAAAGGTACAAAGTTCGGTGCCGATGAGCTTGGCCCCCCATTTCATATGTTGGATCTGACACAGCGACCACTCTGTCTGTATATGGAATTCCTCACACGTCTGTTTGATGCGCGGCGCTTGGCAGGAAAACGCTGGTTTCTGTCGGCCATTGAATCGTCGTATTCGGGCCTCAAGGGCACCGGTGGAAAGAAATGAGGCCAATAAGTAGGAATGGCATTAACTGCGGGTGATAAGTCAAATATTGTGCAGACATTCAAAGACTTTGTGAATAGTTGTGACAGACCTGAAAAAGATTTTAACGATTGTATTCGTAGGAATAAACAGCGTATGATTGAAGGTTTTATGCTTGACTATCCTTCAAAAGATATAAATGATGTAACAATTTTTATAAACGGTTTGGATCCAATTATAGGTGGTAGCCGCCGCAGTCGGTCGAAAACCAGGAGATCCAAGAAAACCAGGAGATCCAAGTCGAGGTCCAGAAAACTTAGACAATTTTCTTAACAGCAGAATGCGTGTCAGAGTCGGGTTTTTTTGACGCAACTCCGTTGCCGGTCAAAAACCCTTAACAAAAGGTGAACCCACATTAGTGGATGGCCGCAATACGTATGCCGTTATTCAAGCCCGTATATCTTGATCAACGGGTATCCCTGAATCCTACGGAGTTCCGTGAGGCCGCCGAAGATATCGACGCTTTCCTTCTTTCCAAGATGAAGAAGAGGCTCGAAGGCCATTGCTGCACCCACGGTTATGTCCGCCCCGGCTCAACGCAGATTCTGGCCCGATCGATGGGACAGGCCGAACACGGTCGTTTCACGGGAGATTTCATCTTTCACTGCAAACTCAAGCTCCTGTGTCTGTTGCCCCACGCGGATCAGGTCGTAGATGCCCGGATTCTGAAAGTCAACAAACTCGGCGCCTACGCCCTAGTTGTCGACGATGGACGTGTCCGTGAGGCGATGCGCATCTTGATTCCCCGTGACTTACATATTGGAAACACGGAATTCGACGCAATCACAGTGGGACAGGGTATCCACGTAAAACTTCTGCGATCGCGTTTCCAGGTCAATGATGCCTTCATTCAGGCAGTTGGTCTCTATGAAGGTCTTGCTCCAGCAGCAGCGGCTGGCAAGAACGACGATGATAAGATAACAGCAGAGGATATGATTGAACTTGAAGAAAAACCAGAAGAAAAACCAGAAGAAATCGCGGTACCAGCCGCAACAGAAGTTGCGTAACCGAAACAGGAACACGAATGAATACCATAGATCTTTTTATTCAGGACTTTGTTAAGACAAACAAACTCGTGAATCGTCATTGTGATTGGAGCACTCTTGTAAGCCGTAGTTTACACGACGACGGGGCCAAGAAAGTTTTTTCCTTCGAAAGCGGCGGCTCTACGCATTATGCCGTAGGCGAACATCTAGCACTCCCGGATACGGATTGGTTCCGCATCGAACTAACACATCCCGTTGTTGCGGATGCCGACTATCGCTTCGACTGTCTCCGGATGATGCACGCGAATACCCACGTGGATCTCAGCGTTGAGTCGGGATCGCCTCTGATTGTTCGTCTTACAACGCGCCATCGGGGTCTTATAAATGTGCTCTTTGTTATCCGCGATGGTCTCGCTCTCAAGAATCCGTATCTTGTCTAGAACTAATCGACGCCGCCGACAATATCCTTTACTTTCTGAAACAGACGATTCTTGAAATCCATAATAATGCTGCAGCGTCCGAATTTCTCTGCATCGCTTGCGGATGTTTCCGTAGTAACCACGCCCTTTCCAATAATGTCAGCGCAACGATATAGGGTGGCATTGGCATCCAACTCTTTATTAACATTCTTAACTACTCCAACCAATGTGTTACCAGCCGCTTCACCCGCAAAATGTTCGAGATCCTGAGATGTTGTTGCGTAAACTACCGCGCCGACAACAAATATGCCTAACAGAAAAACGACGAACGCCTTTGTGTGTTTCATCGGAATTCTCTATTTTATTAGATCTATTATTTTAAAGAGTCACTGATGTTTTTCAAGAGCGTATTTTTGACATAGTTGATTTCGTAGCATTGGCCCACTTTGCCTGCAAGAGTTGCTGACATTTCTGGTGATAGAGGATCCGTTATACGGGGGCCACCGCAACCGATTTCACCCTGGCGTTTTAAAATATCGCTGTTCGCGGCGTCGATGGCTTTGGCTATTTTAGGTATCGGATTGGGACAGGCAGGGATTGGAGGACACGCAGGAACTGGTGGGCAGCTGGGTGGGACAGGGGCAAAACCTTCATATGCCCCTTTGGAATATATCGTAGTTACGAATATATACAGGGCGACGACGCAAAACAGCAAGATATATTTCATTTACACTCTATTTGAGTCGTTGATTTTATGAAGGAAGAAGCCAAAGCGTTTACATCCCGATAGAGGAAACGATCCAAGAAGCAGTTATGGACACCGCCGAATATGAACGTCGCAAAGTCTTCTGTGAATCGCTGAAAACGATGTCCCGGTCAGAATTCATTGAGATCGCCCGGATCCTACGCAAAAACAACGTCGTCGTCAGCGAGAATCGGAGCGGCGTCTTCTTTGATTTGTGTAAGATATCGACGGAGGTGTTTGATGAGTTGTTGGTGTTCCGCGATTTTGTAAAACAGAACAATACGGAACTTGAGAAACGGGCTTCTGAGCTTGAGAGCTCAGCTTGATACCTAAGGCCGGTCCTCTATATATAATGAATGGGCTCACACGTAAATGTATCCTGGGCCGAAATCGAAACGGCGATCAAATTGAATCCCCAGAGAGGTGTTAGTCTCTCTGGAGAAGGTGCGGCATCTGCAAGTGTGGCGGCGCTTCCTTCCGGAGAAGCGAAGCTGAAATGGCTGCCCGGTTGGACCGAAGACGACTCTATGACCGTATTGGACGGAGTGGCGCTATCACTGTGGGTCCGTGATCCGATGTATCGCGCGGCGTCACCACCGATTCGGCGCTCTATGGAAATGGAGGAGGCATTGTGGCTTCTACACGAGTCGGAGTCCGCCTGGAAGGAACATAATGGACGTGTGCGGGGTTGGGTGCGCAAACATCTAGAAGAGGATCTCAGGGTGCGCGCGGGTGGCGGAGAGCCGGCTCCAGATGCGTTTGAGGCTATCAGAGGAACCAAACGCGCGGCTCTTCTAATGGACTATATCTGTGTGGTGAGAGGACTCCGTGTGGCTCTGTGGTGGCCGGAGCACAAGGCTGTGACGGTCATACCGGCTTCTGGTTCTAAAGTTACAGAGGTCGTACAATTCAACTGTTTGTCGGGACGGATTATGATGTCGACTGGCTATAAAGTCTCGGGTGCGACGTGGCCGGCCCTTCTGGAGAAAGCCGGTGATATCACGTGGATTCCTGCCGCAACGATTTCGGCAGCGGGATCGCAGACCGTGGCCCATATTCAGGAGCGGATAGCGGCTCTTCCAGGTGGCGCGGATCAGCCAAAGACCGGTGGACGGACGGTTCTGTGGAATCGGCTGCACTGGCTAACACTGGTCGTATCTCTCAACGGACAGGAGACTGTTGGAATCAATGACGACGCCTTGACTTTTTTGACTTCTTTGCCTTCTTAGACTTTTTTGCTCTGGTTTTTCTGGTTTTTCTGGTTTTTCTGGTTTTCCTGTTGCCACCCGCCGCCGGTTTTAACATGGCAAACTTATCTCTAGCAATCTCAAGTGCGTTCTCAATTGCGTAATCATAGGCAGTTTGTTCGCTATCATCTTCACCAAATGGTAATGTCCATTCTGTTTGATATCCATTTTCAATCATAGCCTGGATAGCAGGCATATTTCCTTGTAGTATCGCCAAACCAATTAAAGGTAGTTCACGATTTTCTACAGTGTTATCTGTCCCACTATAGCGGAGTACATTTTTATCAGCAATAGCTTTAAATGCTTCTATATTCATTTCTTTATTTTTGTCTAATTCTGTTTGAGCAGCCTTGAATCTTTCTTGTAAATCCTCCATTCTCTACTCATTCGGGCGAAAAACAAACAAAGGTGACCCCCCCAAATCGCCGTACACAATAAGGAAGTACGATGGATTTACGACGAACAGAGAACGACGGGCTCCAACGTCTTGGTGAAATATGGAAGACCACACCTGGTGCGGAGCTAGAGGCAATGCTGTTGAATCTGGATCTGACCGGTTGGCAAGACGTTATTCAATATCTCCGGAGTCTTGGGATGCGGGAGGCTCCCCAGATTGTCAAGATGAACATTTGTTTGTCAAACGATATCCGGCTAACACTCGAAGGTGCCGGCGTCATTCAGGCCTACTGTCGTGACAACCGCATCGGCGACAAGCCGTTCGTGGCTATGCTCAAGGAGGCCGTGGCCGACGCCGAGCCCGTGACGTTCAATGGCTACGCTGTGAAGGCCAAACTCAAGCGGGAGATTCCGCTGGCCGCCGACGACGCCCGTGTCAAGGAGGCACTGGCCCGTTGGGATCAACTCGGCAAACATTTCCGCAATATCCAGCGTTTCGAGTTCGTCGCACCGGGCGGCATTCCGATTCGCTTCGATGTTAGTATCGTTCGCGAGAACGCGGGAAAACCGGCGCGCACCTTTCAGGAGGCGCGGGTGACGACGCAGCCGCCACGCTACGAGGCCGAAGTGGAGGTGACCGCGCCCCGTGATTCTACCAAGGCGGCGACCGCCGTGGCCCACTTGCTGCGGGGAATCAGTTGGCTTCTCCAGGGCCGACAGCGCTCGTTTGTGCTGGTGAGTCGGTCTGCAGAGGACTACGTGCGAGCATCTCTGGGTGGGATCTTTGGCTCTGGTTTTCCTGGTGGTGGTTCGAACAGAGGTCGTAATGGTGGTGGTGGTGGTCCCTTCCGTTATCCTGGACCGCAGCCGGCAACTCTGGAACGCCGCAATATGTTGGTCGAGTCCGAGGCCGAACCCGGCGTACCGAATCTCCGGACTATGCCCGGTGGATACAACGTGACTGACAAAGCCGATGGACTCCGTTGTGCTCTCTTCGTCGCCGACAACGGTAATATCTTTCTCGTGGACGGTGGCGGTCGTGTCTACGCCACGGGCAAACAAGCCGATAAGGCTGTCGCCGGCACAGTCCTCGATGGAGAATGGATCCGACGCAATCGCGCCGGTAAGCGTGTCAGTCATTATTATGCGTTCGATATTCTTGCGAACAAAGGCGACACGCGCATCACGGGAGAGCCGTTTATGATTGCGGGCGATATGCTTTCCGCCGGTGCGACCAGACACGCTGTGATGACGGCGATCGTCGGCGCTCTCGGAACTGCGACTCAGCGTGTGAGCCGTGTGCCGCCTGAGGAGAACTTACAAATCGGTGTCAAGACATTCCGGCCGTGTACTGCCGGCTCCGAGATCTTTGTGAAATGTGCGTCGGCCACTCTCGAAGATGCGAAGTCGGCGCCCTACACCACCGACGGACTGATTTTCACACCGAATTCGATGCCACTGCCTCTCGGGCGCGGAACGTGGCACGAACAGCTCAAGTGGAAGCCGCCGCACGAGAACACGATTGATTTCCTGGTGCTCGTCGATCGCGAACGCGATTCGGGAGTCGATACGATTGGCACGAAGTATCGTGAGGATGCAGGTCAGACAGTGCGGTTCAAGACATTGCGCCTCTTTGTTGGCAGCAATCGCGACGGAGCCTTCGCGGATCCGCGGATCACTGTTCTCGGCTCCGAGGCTTTGCCGCAGTCCCTCGAAGAAGGCGAATGGCGGGAGGTCGAATTCCGTCCCGTAGAGCCCCGTGATCCGATGGCGTCGGTCTGCTTTGTGGCAGTTCAGGATAGCAGCAGTGGTCTCGACGTGAATACGGATGTGATTCGTTCCAAGGCCGGCGATGTCATACAAAGCGATATGATCGTGGAGATGGCGTATCATCCGGAGCGAGCACCGGGGTGGCGCTGGGAACCCGTACGTGTCCGCCACGATAAGACGGAACGCTGGCTCGCGCAGCAGGCGGGCAAGGGTCGCAAAGGCGGCACGATGAATGCCGACTGGGTCGCCAATTCTATCTGGACATCCATACATAATCCCGTCACGGAGGATGCTGTGCGGACGGGACGCATCGTCCAGTGCGCGGCACCCGATACGTTGGTCGCTGCGTCATCCGTGGGTGGACGCCGTACACCGGGTCGCGATGCGCTCAAGATTCAGTGTATGCGGAACTTCCACGACCACGTGAAACGGAATATGATTCGCCGTCTCGTGACGGCGGGATCCACCGTCTGCGACCTCGCTATGGGCAACGGCGATGATATCTGCAAATGGATCGCCGCACCCGTCGCCTTCGCATTCGGTTGCGATGTGTTGGCTCCCGCAATCAACGGACCGGAGGACGGTGCCTACCGTCGTCTGCTCGATAAGATGGTGGAGCTCGGCGGACGCGATCGTGTTCCGTTGATGATGTTTGCCCAGGCGGATATGGCGCGGCGTCTCGTGACGGGCGAAGCAGGGATGACCGCCGAGGATCAGACAATGCTCCAGAGCGTCTTCGGTTCCAGCGGTGCCGGTGCCGCGGGTTTCGATACGGTGACCTGTATGTTCGCGATGGAGTATATGTTCCGTGATCCGGTGACGCTGGACGGGTTCCTCAATAATCTGGCGGACACGGTCAAAGTGGGCGGCTACTTTGCGGGCTGCGGACTCGATGGTGATTCCGTGGCGCGGCTGCTTGCCGCGGATGGAAACGTGGTAGCCAAGGATGGACGAACAGATGTCTGGATGATGACGAAGCGTTATGGTTCTGGAATCGGCAACTCTGTACCGCCGTCGGCCTCGGGTCTCGGACTCGCCTTTGACGTCGATTTCATTGCGGCGGGTGAGGCGCGGACACAGTATCTGATGAGCTGGCCGTATCTGCAGGCGCGGTTGGCGGAGTGCGGTCTGGAACTCTTGAACGCCGAGGAGCTTGCTGGTCTTGGTCTTAGTTCCGGGACGCAGATGTTCGGCGATATGTTGACTGCAGATAAGGAGTCATTCGCAATGACGGATGCCGTGCGGCGGTATTCGGTGTTGAATCGTTGGTTCGTGTTCCGTCGTAGGTCGGATCGTCGTCCTGCAGCACCAACTGCGATGCCGGCGCCACCTGTGGGACTAACAGAGGTTGTATCTGAGAAAGTTTCGGAGTTGGGCCCTCGACCTAGCGAAAGGCGGATTGCGATCGCAGGTCCAGGACCAGGTCCAGAACCTCTTTCAGCTATTGCAGAAGCATCAGAGATGCCGTCTCTCACAATCACTGAGAAATCAGAAGAAAAATCCAAAGACTACTTCATCAATCCCACGGCACCCGATGATGTGCGTCTGGGTCCTGCTCTTTCGGATTGGCCGCGGTATCTCTCATTGGCGGCCCAGATCGAAATCGTCGATCTTGCGGATGCTACCATCCGTTATCCCAGTATCGAGGCCGCTATTGCCTCCGCCAAGTTTCAGAAGGCGACCGATAAACCTGCACTCGGTCCCCAGATCTTCCGCGTCGAAGGCTCGATTCACCAGAGTTATGTCAGGAAACGTGAGACCTTAGCGCCTCCGGCGCTTCCCAAAAGCATAGAGGACGAGTCCACAGCCGTCCGTGTTGCCTCCAGTCCAGGTAAGATAAAGGCATACGGTGCCGTATGGAATCTCGAAGCGTGGACGGCGCAAAAAATGGATCTGTATCGCGCCTATCTCCAACAGCGATTCACGGCCGATGCGCGTTTCCGCGAGATTATCGTCACCATCAAAGAAAAGGGCGGCAATATTCTGTTTGTCAATGGAACAGACGCGAATGAACTCGGCGTGGGTATACGAAAAGACGGTTCGCTTGCCGGTGGCGAAAACAAGATCGGCAAACTTATGCAGATCCTCGCATAAGCGAACGAAGAGCGTGTGTGTGCCGCGTAAAGACACGGTAATCACCGTCTTGTACTGACAGGTGGAATCCGTATTTGAAATACCATTTTTGGACGGCGGCATCGTCAACCGGCAGAAGATGAATATTCGGCGTGATCTTCAAGACAGAACGCAGAAGTTGTGAGCCAATTCCTGCACTCTGATATAGACGACTAACAAAGATGTAGTCCAAGAATGTTTTGCGTACGATGGCCGCGCCCACTAGAACGCCTCGGTCAAAGAATCCGATACTTCGACTACGGTGGATCCAGGATTGGAAGAATTTCGGATCTTCGGATATATCGAAGAGATCGTGGAACAAGTGTTTCACGGAGGTGTAATCTGTTTGCTTGAGAGGACGGATCATTTCCTGTTTGGCCTTGGCTTTGGCCTTGCGACTGTCAACTTTTTCGAGGGTATACTTAGGAATGAAGAGTTCAGTGGCACTTCTGGCCGCGGTTATTGTTGTTGCGGCTGTAGTGGTTTTCGTCGTTGTTTATTCGGATAAAAATACGGTGGTCATCAATGAGCGATGGCCTAGACGGTGGCCTCGGCGGTGGCCTGGTCACGATAGTGTCTGGCTGGGTCCCGGTGGTACACAGCGTTTGGGTGGGTCGGCATATCGTGGTTAGGTTTTCAAAAAAGGTGACCGCGTTTGACCTCCGTAGCCCGAACAATTACGATGCCCCTTTCTATTAGTGACGGTGCTCTCGAATGGCAGAGATTGGCTGTGATCAACAAGCATCCGCGTGATGATCGTATCCAATTTGAGGAGGCGTCCCATACATACACGATTGATGGTACAAAGGATGGATGGACATCGTGTACCGGATTTCTCCATCATTTCTTCGGTGAGTTTGATGCTGACGCGATCATTGCGAAGATGATGAAATCGTCTAAGTGGTACGCATCCAAGTACTTCGGAATGACTCCCGAACAGATCAAGAAGCAGTGGTCGGATAAGGGCACGGAGGCCTCTACGGCGGGTACGCGGATGCACTTGGACATTGAGCGGTTCTACAACGCAATGCCATCTGGTTTTCCTGGTGGAGACAACTGCTCTTACTTCTTCGAGGACGGTATGGCGGGTCTGGCGGTTGATGGATGGATCCCGAATCCTGGTGCGGAGTGGAACTACTTCTGCGATTTCCAGCGGAACTATGTGGAGAAGAACGGCTTCGTACCGTTCAGGACGGAGTGGCTCGTGTTTGATGAGGACCACAGGGTCGCCGGTTCCATTGATATGGTCTACAAGAAGCCCGATGGAACTCTGGCGATCTATGACTGGAAGCGAACAGGTGAGCTCAAGACGGAAAATAAGTTCCAGAGCGGCCTGGGACCGGTTGCGCATCTGCCGGATGCGAATTACTGGCACTATACGCTTCAGCTCAATGTCTATCGCTATATTCTCCAGAAGCACTACGGCTACGTTGTGTCGGAACTTGCTCTGGTCGTTCTCCATCCAGATAATGACAGCTGGCGTGTGTCGAAGCTGAACTTTATGGACGATGAGGTGGTTGGGATGATGGCTACGCGAATGAGCGGGTGAGCGAATGAGCGGTTAATTATTGGGTGTCCATAGTAAAGAGGGGAGATGGCTCACACAAAAGCAAAGGGAAAGAAAAAACAAACAAGGAGACGAAGACAAACAAGAAAACAGCGTGGTGGAGGTGGTGATGAAGATAACGGAATTAAAGGTCTCGCTTTTTGGCTTATAGATAATCTTCCAAAGAGGGAAGAATCGTCATCATCGACAACAACTGATATCGGGTTGATGCCGTATAGTCTAACAGAAATACGTGTAATAAATGAAAAATTATTGGATTTTCTTAAAACAAAGGGGGTTAAAGAAGAAGAACTAACCGCAATTCGTGAACAGTTTGATGTAGTGTTTGCGTTACCCAAGAACCAGAGAGGTGGTGGACCTGATAATGGAGGGTATGGCCCTGGTCCTAATTCTGATGCTTTGGTATTATATGGTTGGATGTCTTTAAGCGTGGTAATGGCAATTTATTTTGCTGTGCTGCGGCGGGGAGGACGATTGGTATTATTTGGCCAAAATGTACACGATCATTTTCCGGTAATATTTACCGCATTATCAGCTCTGATTAGGATTGCAAATGGGCATCCAGCGGACGCGCACGTATTCACGTGTTTGGCAATCGGATCTTCAATTGCTAATCTCAGGATTGATGGAAGATTCATAGTGAGTGTTTATAATATACGAGGTGTCTTAACATATTTAGAATTCCTTGGTGGCGCGGCGGCACCTGTTGCTCAAATTGCAAATATATGGTATAGGAATGACTTAATGGTAAAGGAGATACCTCAATTACATCTACGATACGAACAATTAAGAGAAGGATTAAACCAATTAAGTGAAGGATTAAGAGAAAGATTATTGGAATTAAATATGTTTTTGTTGGCTATTTATGTTTCTATTAATATTTTGTTACGCTAGTGTTAATGATTTTAATGCTGATCCTAGTACTGAACCGACTGCCTCTACCGCACCTTCTGATGCAGAGGCTATTTGTTCAATGGTACTTGGATTTGGCTCTTCTGGTTTTCCTGGTTTTCCTGGCTCTTCTGGTTTTCCTGGCTCTTCTGGCTTAGGTGCTTCTGCTTCTGTTCCTTTTGGTGTGATAGATTCAGGGCTCGGATCAGATTCGGATGATGAAGAAGAATTGGTTCCTGAAGATCCAGAAGAAGAATTTGTTGAAGATTCAGATCCAAGCACCGGCTTTTCTGATTTGGCTTTTGATTTGGTTTTTGATTTGGCTTCTACTAGTTGCGGTACAGGAGCTTCAACACCATTCTTTGCCTCTTCATCAGGAATCGGGCTTGCGGCATCCATTGCCGTCATCAAATCATTTGGTATATCCTTTTGAAAGAACCGATACGTTGTCCCACGAACAACCAATGAATTGTCCCAGAAAATCATATACATAGATGATCCTGAAAGACCGCCAGTGTTATATTTAATCCACATTGATACTTTCAGTAAACCAGCAGGATTCCGTGTAACAAACAAGAGATCGCTAGATACAATGCGTACTACTGAATACCAATCCTGAATAGACCAGGTTATTGGTCTGTTTGGATCACCTGGCAGACTCGCGGTTGCCCGTTTTTTCTTGATACGGGTTTCCCAATTTTCAATTGTCGCCGCTGTCCCCTGTGCCAACGATTCCTGTTTTGTGTCACCTTCGGCAAGAGTTAGGCCTTTCTCAATCCACGCCGGTGGTAGCAAAGTAGCGGGTTCAGATTCCATCTCTAGCCCCAAATCATCTTCAACTATGCTTGGACCCTCACCTTCATCCTCAAGGCCTTCAAACCGCAGCATTTCCTCAGGAAACTGGGCCGCCATCTGCCCAAAGAAACCCAGACGCTCTAACACTGCCTCTGCCGACTCTTTGGCCTTGGTCGCCAAATACAACTCGTCGCCGACGCGGACCGCTCCGCGCGGAACCCTAATCGCCTGGACCTTCTGTTCGAAGATTTCCCGTTTGCTCGACGGATAACGCAGCAGTTCATCACTTAGTCGTGCCGTGTAAATACGTACCGGATCCACGGCTTCACCGCGCGTCGGTACGTGAATCAGACACCGCCCACCCGACCAACTACACGTACTATGGGAATCACACGCATCTTTATCCAGGCTCAGACAGTCCTCACGGAGAATTGAGAGCGGTTTGCGTTCCTCAGTCTGTTCTACCGAGACCCATTCACGAATAATGGGTTCCAACAGAATATCACATCGCTTCCGTTTTTCATACAGAGGTATTGTCTTTTTCATAATAGTACCAATCTCGGCGGCGGCGGCGGGACCACGGGGATCCCGCGTCGATGTCAGCCAGTTACTCAGAGAAAGACGCAGATATTGATACGCCTCCGCAGCCTGTTCTTCCACAGAAGCAGTCGACTCTTCCATCACAATGCGACCCGTTGTCGCCACGTCCGGACTCTTCATAATTAGCGCATCACGCTCCCACGGAAGCTGGGTTATCTGCGTCTCAGGTAGATCCGTGGATCGCAACGGAGACGGTGCGACCGGTACGATAGAACCCGCCGCCACACGGAATCCAATAATCTGTAGTTCTTCTTCGCCTTGGATTTGACGTGTAAGTGCCGCCACCGGTTTGAGTCCGCGATGTTTCTCCGATAGAATATCATACAAACGCATATATGCGTCGATTGGCACCGGCGGAATACTATCCGCCTCAAAGATCCGTGGCATTCCATCTGTCAGATTTCCGTCATCCAAACACGGGACAAACAAGGGTCCCTGAGGTCCATTGAAAAGTACTCCCGCCAGTCGGTTACTGCGGTCACGTACCAGTGTTCTCGGTGAATAGGGGTCAATCTTATGTAAGAGAGTAGACAGACGGGGAAGGTCCCGTGTATCACGATCGGGTGTCCATACGTGCGGCGGTGGAGTCGGACGTCCGCATCCCAACGATGATGATCGCCATTCCTGGAGCCAGGTGCGGATGGCCGTGCGATGTGCTTCTGGAAGCGTACTCAACTCCGGCGAATCAAAGAAAAGAGTGGCGTCTTTAGATCCGTTGTAGAGGATAATCGGCTCCCAGCTCTCATCGCGTTTGTCGTGCCACATAAACGCCACCGGAACATCGCCGAAGAGAGAGGCCGTGGGAATTCCGAATGACGGACAGACAACCTTGATTTCTTCACCTGTTAGTTCCAGCGTGACTAACAGAAGTCCGCGATTGGTTATCACACGGGGCTGGGCCAATAGATGTTCCAGATGACGGAGCTGTTTGGCTATGCGATTGTCTGCCAGCATCTTCAAGAACGCGGTCCAGGCCTTGTACAGACGAATGACGTGGGGCCTGTTGCTCTCCAGATTATATCCGTATTCACCGGCGAAGGTCGCGAGCGATGAACGGAGTTCCGCTTCCGTTGTCGTGGATTTGGCCGCGAATTCGTGGACGAGATTGCCGTAATTCGCCGATTCGAATGCGCGGATCATTCGGCGCGACAAGATATGGGCACGACAGGCCTCCGCTGATTCGAAGCCCAGGAGTGGCGCGAGACCCGCGAATAGATTGAGACCCGGCGCACGAAGACGGGTGTCGACACCGAGATGGACAAACAGAAGCTGACCCGGTTTGAATGAAGGACGAATGCCGTTCATCGTCAGAGAGCGGGGACCATCTTGTCCGAAGAACTTGTCCAGCGGCGCCGGAAGAAGACCGACTTTGCCGGCGCTCAATGTATTGTTGCGGGCAAGGACATACTGGGTCTGCATTCCGCCGATGACTGACAGATAGTCAATGGCAACGCCCTCGGCCACGGGAGCAAGACCGAGTTCGGGTGCCGGTTCCGGTTCATCCGCATCGACTTCTGCGAGTGGTTTGTTATAGAACGCCGCCTTCATATATTTTTCCAAGAGACGCGGGGTCGTGTCGCAGCAAGGAAGTTCATAGCCATTTGGATGTTTGTTCCGCGTGATCGTGCCAATGTAGCGGTGGACCTTGCCCGTGGCGCCCTTCGGCTGGCGGACAATAACAGATTCACCGGATTGCGGATGTTCCATATCGCGAATGGCCGCACCGGCACAGAAAGGACACGTCATCGGCGGTTTCGTAAAACCGCGGCCCTGGGTGCCTTCGTACTCGGATGGAAGGAGCGGAATATTGTCGCGGTCGCACCAGAGCTCGGCGCAGATAAGATACAGATACTCGCCGGGACGGGATTTATTCTGATAGCCGTAGACCGACCAGAGCGGCCAACCCACGGTGGTGCCAGGAGTGGGATCAGTGTAGTAATAGTCTTCGGGAACACGGCGTTTTGGGGAGTATTCGGGATCCTGTGGGATATCGGATGGTTTCTGCGGAGGCAGATTGGCGAAGCGAACACGTCCCTCATAGCAGCGTTGGACACGGGCGTATTCGGCGAGCGTCATAATATTGGGCTGGCGGTCATCGCGACGTTGGCAGGATTTACTGTAAGTCTTCGTGCGACCGGTGGCGCCACTTGAGTAGCCGAACATAATCTTGTCCTCCTTTTTGAGTTTGGCCATATAGTAGTCGGATGTGATCTTGAGAGGTGCTTCGCCGGCGGCCCAGGGTGTTCCGCGGCATTCTTCTTCGACGGCGGCAACGGCGGCTTCGAGATTTGGACCGGGTCCTGTATCTTCGACTACGGGCAATTCTTCTATTACTAGGCCTGGACCCGCATTTACATTTTCTCCTTTTGCTTCTTCTTCTTCTTCTTCTTCTTCTATCTCTTCACCGAAAGTCTCACCGCCGCCACCGAAACCGAGATCCGCCATCAGTGCCGCCAGTGCTGGATCCATTTCTTCCTCTTCGCCTTCGCCTCCTTCTTCGTCACCGGCCTCGGCGACTATGGCATCCGCGATTGCTACGGCGGCGGCCGCCGCCTGAATTACCGGCGCCGGCGCGGAAAACTTCAGATCCGACGTTGGCGCACCCAAAAGAACACTCACCACGCTGGCGAGTCGCTGGAGCTCCTCATAGGAATCGACACCCTGGATCTCGAGCGAGTATTCGGGATGTGTACCAGTTATGGCCACGGATGCTCCTGTCGAGAATTTCGGCACGGCAGTGGCACTGGCGCCTGGGCCCGTAACCGGTGCGACGGCCTCACCACGGCGTTCTAGCCATCGTTCCAGTAGGGAGGCGGCAACCTCCTTAGTCAGACCAAAACGATCCGCCAGTTCCGCTCCATAGGCACGCAGCATATCCGCGCCTTCTTTCTCTCCTTTCCCTCCTTTGTCTCCTTTGTCTCCTCGGAGCACCATCTGAGTAATGTAGGCGAACTGCGCCGATTCACTCTCATAATTACTAACAGCACGCCATTGGAATATGGCCAAAGCAGGTGTTTTGGCTTCTTTCACTTCAGGAACGGCCTCCAAGAATGGTGTGAACGCGGCCACCCGTGCTTTTATCCGTGCCGACGATAACGATGATGTAGAACGGGGGTGGATCCATTTGTAAGTCGCGTGGAGATCACGGAGAATAGGCGTTGTATCCGCGGGGAACCCGATGGCCGCGACAACCGTCTTCAGAACACGCTGAGCCTCGGCGGCCGTGGCCGCAAGAAATGTGGTGCCACGCTGAGGTACCTCCAGTGTAATGTCGCAGGTTCCATCTTCGAACATAAACAGCATAAACGATGTGCCTCGATCAAGTGGAATCCGCGCCATAATAACCGCCGACTTGATGTTGGGTGCCTGTTGATTTAGAAACTGTGCGTAGAGCTTCGGGTCGTCGATGATAGGAGAGCCATCTGCCTTCAGGGCGAGTTTGAGAAGCGGTGCCTGACTTGTTGTGTGAGCGGCGGGAAAATAACGTATAAACGGAATTGTTTCGGTGGCCGTGAGTCCGTAGAAAGTGCGTTCCAGTGACAGTGGTTTGGCGGCAGGAGGCGGAAGAGTCCAGCGGAGACGAACCATTGTGTTCATTGTTACCGATCTTGATCCCAGTGCTGTCAGACTAGTGAGCGCCCGTTGCACGAGTTCAATACGGCCATTTCGATCCTCAATGTACGGAAACGCGGCGGCATATGCCTCTCTGATTATAGATGTGTCAAGTGCCGAATCGATCACTTGGGCCGGCGTGGTTAACCACGGAAAATACAGCTGATAATAGCCACCGAACACCGCAGCAGAGAATTCATCGGCTCTGAGATCGGTCAGTGAGAACACGGTCACCGTGGGTATTGTTCCTGTGCTCAGAATCTCTGGTGAGAGAGCGGACTCCAAAATGAGACCACCGATCATAACGGGAGCCACTGGTTTACGAACACCGGTTGCGTCGACGAGTGCGGGATTCGGTTCACGTGTCGTTTTCGGATCTGGTAGATCAACTTCTGTAACGCTGGCGGGCCAATGGAATTCGATAGGTCTCACTTTACCCTCATTTGCTCGGACACAGATAAATACACGTTCGGGTGCCCACCGGGGATCACCGTTCTTGTGAATCCATATCTGACGTTTGAGATCCGTGACACTCGTAAATGGATAGATCGTTGTGAGTTCCGCCGTGGATTCAGCGATTTCAACACGGAAGGATCGCCACGGCCCCTGTAAATCTTCAACGAGTGGAACCGTCGTTACACTCATTGTCCTCTAAAAGAGGCGGGCACATCTTTTATGCACTAACATCCGGATCCTTTGACTTGTCATAGGTGGGCTGATCCGTAATACGAATGCCACAGTATTCTACGGGATGCGCCGCAAAATCCGTGAACTTATAGATCTGTATATCCTCGGCGCGCTTCAGGAGCCAGCCGAAGTTGTTCCAGAAGAGTGGTGTGTGTCCGACATCCACGGTGCCGATGTGGGCCATCTCGTGGATCGCCACGAAGGTGATTACGTTCTCATCGACGAGTTCTTCGCGTTCATTGCGTTGTCTGAGGCACATAAAGACCTTTTCGCCCTTGTTCACGGAATACGATGTGTAATTGGCATCGGGCGTGGATTCCGAAAAACGGGCCGGATCGGCATCGAAGTTGCGGGTCATCTGCTCCACGAACGGTTTCTTCGGATCGGTCTGTTGGAGATCACGCATCAGACGAATGAGTTTCGCACGCGTACGGGCCAGACGATCGGCGGCATCCTGTTTGTCTGGTAGATTGCGAACAATGTATTTCTGGCCGTCGACGGTGGATTGGACGTGTGCCATATCATAGTTGCCTTGTTTGTATGCGAAAGCGGCTGCGCCGGCACCGAGCACACCGAGCACCAGCGCGTAGGGACTTATGCCGCTCATTCTCTCTCTCTCTGGTAGTGTTATTTTTATGGGATCATAGTCTTCGAACAAATATGGTCCAATAAAAAAATTCGCGACGTAATTATATCATCACTCTAAAGGTCGTCTGTTGAGATCGGGTTCGATCGTGCTCTGGAGCCACGGGCCGACCTGGACCTGGGGGCACGGGGGCTCAGCGCGGAGCTGGAGATTCGCATTGCGGAGAGACTGGCCAATCGTGTTGACGCCGATGAGCGCACCCGCCGACAGGAAGTTCTTGCCCTGGATGTCACCGGCGCCCGTGGGGTTCACCTGCGCCCACTGGCTGTGCTTGTCCTCAGGAAGGAGATCCATCGGGTTGAGCTGCTCACGCGGGTAGCAGCCCTGGGGCTTCGCACCCGCCGCCATCGGTACGGGACCCATCGTGTCATCGCTGCCGAAGTTCGCCATACCCTCGACACCAGCGGCAACGTGCGGGCCCTCGCGCGCCATACGACCCGCAGTGGGTGCTCCGCTATCACCCATACCACCATTGGTCGCCATCGGCGTCGCCGTATTCGGGCCATCGGCGAATTTGCTCACCTTCTTCTTACCCTGGGCCGTGAAGCCCTCCATACCAAAGCCGGACAGAAGCCCGCGGAGCTTGGGCGCATATGCATAGACAACAAGGACGACAACTGCCAGAACAACCAGGCCGACAATTAGGTTCTGATCAAACATCTGTTCTGATGAGAAGCGTGAAAATTGTTACGGCCCAGACGGACTTTGACTGTTTTCGGAATCAGACTCTTCTACGGATCCATATTCACTAAGATCGTATTCGCTGAAATTGGATTCATTGTCATCGAGTTCTCCGTAGGTTAACAGGAACCGGGATTCCTCTTTACGCGCAATATGTTCGGCAACCTGGGCCTTCAGTCGCGCCTCTCGGACGCGTTCTTTTGCCAGGAACTTCTTGGCCTCCCATTCGCGATTCCGAATCTGCATTGTTGGGGCTGAAGCCGGAGAAGCGATCTCAATTTCCTCGAATTCGATCTCCCGTGTTTCCGGACTGTTATCCTCATCCTCATCCTCATCGCCACCGAACAGAGAAATTCTGTCCTCCTCGGGATCGGGCTTGAAATCCTCAATGGTCCATACCGGTGAAATGGCCGTTGCCGACATTGTTAGTCCTTGGAGGATCAGAGAGGCCGTTCCTGGTACCGTTGCTGCTGGTAGCGCCCCGAAAAACTGGAGTTCGCCTTTCATATTCTTTCCGATCCAGGGGGCGAAAATGGACTCTATGAGATCACGCCGGGGTGGACGCGAGAACCAGTTGCCGTGACTCAGAAGTTCTCCCAGCAGCTGTTTGCGTTGCTCCTCCGCCCAGGTCGACCATTCGGCTGTTGGTATCCAGGCAGTGGCAGACCATTTAAGTGACGGTGACGCCGTCGGAGGATCCAGAGCCAGTAGATATCCACCACCCGCTTGCTTTTTGGGTGCTTGAAGCGGCATCTTATGATGGAGTGCGGTCTGTTGTCGTTGGGAAAACCGCGTCCTCTAGTAATGGACAAAACCAAAGAACCAAAAGAAACCAAAGAGAACAAAGAGGCTAGAGAAACCAGAGCCAAAACTGCTCTTCACGATCTCGGTCTGGAGATCGCCGAACACTGGGTCAACGGTTTCGAAAAACGTCCCACTCAACAACTCGTCTTACAGAAATTCATCGATCCCATTGTTCGTCATATTCTGAACTCCATCTTTCCGTGGATTGTCGGGGTCGCAATCCTCTTCCTGGTGCTTCTGTTGTGTACAGTAATCACCTGTGTCATTGTGCTACGTTCATCTCCTACAGCGACTATCGCATCCCTGAAGTAGAAGGACAATGGCCGATACACCCAAGCAGAAATTGATCGAGGCTATCCGGGGATGGATACATATGGATAATCTCGTGGAATCGTTTAATCAACAGGCAACCAATGCCCGTAATCTCCGCAACAAACACGAACAGGATTCCATACGTCTGATGAAGGAACTCGGTCTCAGTGCGTCGACGATCCAGGTATCGGGAGCGACTCTCAATATTCAGAAGAAGTCCGTGCCCGCTGGACTCAGTTGGACCTATCTTGAACGGGAGATAGCCGCGTGGTCTTCACGCTCGGGTATCCCAGCAGTACAGTCCACGGCTCTCGTAAAATGGCTACACGAACATCGGGAATCCAAAGAGGTCGAGTCACTGAAGAAGACGTGAGACATAAAGCCGTACTGAGGAGTTATACATAATGAGTACCGTTGCGGAACAGGTCGCCGAACATATTGAGGGATTTCTGAAACGCCGGAAATTGTATATAGATATGCCGCGTGAACATCTGGCTTCGCAGATCCAGCAATATATGGATCTCCGTCGTCGCGGGCATCCCACTACGATTGTGGGTCCCAAGAGAGTCGTGTCGAAACCGGATGGATGGGATGATCACGCTGAACAAGTGTGGCAGGACTGGTTTTCGAATGAGGTGCGGCTGAGTGATTGGTTGAGAGAGGTATTTCGGCCAGTGTTTGGAACTAATCCCTGTAGTTGGGATTATCTGTGTGATGGTTGGCGTGAGGAATTGCTGCTGTTTTTGCCGTGGTGGGCGCAACGGACCTACGCGATCGTCGGCGCGTATGATGCTACGCCGTATGACTTGGACGCTGAGGCAGAGATGGAGACAAATACGGATCCACGATCGGCGAAGGTGGATCCCTATTTGGCGGATCACGGTAAACGTATGTGACAACCTGGAAGGTAAACGTATGTGACAACCTGGAAGGTAAACGTATGTGACAACCTGGAAGGTAAACGTATGTGACAACCTGGAATATGTGACAACCTGGTCTATGCAGACCACGAATCAGAGTTGAAGGGGCTCACAGGGAAAGTATTGAGTTCAGAGCGGAAACGATTGACCTCACGATCGAACGGAATATCGGTGGCTTCTGCAATATGTTCGCGCTGGTCAAGCGACGTCTCCACGGGGCGGGGGCCGTAGCAGTTAACACCAAAACGTTGATCGGCATTCGGGAAAAATCCACCATTTACGCCGGGTAAGCCACACATCATTCGCTCAGACTCGGGCCCCGCCTGGAGTTTCTCGTAAGTGGATTTCTGCGTAGGATAGAGGGCCAGCTGTCCCTTAACCCAACCATAGTTACACCAGTCGGCGCCGGCCTTGTAAGCCTCTTTGACCTGATCATAGGTCGCGAGTTCCG